TGTTGCGCGCACAGGACCCGTAGACTTTGACCTCCCCCCTGGGGGTGGACCTTCCTATGCTGATGTGCCGGTCGTGCCGTGACGCTTGGCGCGCTGTTGGGCTGTCTTGATGGTGTGGTGCTGGCCGCAGAGGGCTTGGCCATTGCGGGGGTCGAGCTCGTCACCGCCATCCTGTCGCTCCACGATGTGGTCAGCGAAGAGGCGGACATGAGGGATCGTCTTGAAGCAGCGCTTACCGGTGCTGTCCACCGCTTGGCATTGGCCGCCCGCGTTGGCGATCACCTTCTCGCGCCATTCACGATGCTCGGGTGTCAGGTAGTATGGATCAACCTGCTTGGGCGCGGGGGCAATGCGGGTGGTGCGACCCATCGAGACGCGCGGTCGCATGACAGACACCATCGTCAGTTCATCTGCGCTCGGTAGAACGAGAACTGCTCGTCCATGGCTGCCTTGATGTAGGTCTGCAGCGCCAGGTCTAAGGCCTGCATTGCGCCCTGCTTGAGGCGGACGGCTACAGCTTCACGAACTGCGGCATCTGGGCTCGTCAATGCGTCTCGCACCGTCATGCTGTGCGCTGTGTAGCCAGGAGGCGCGACACGGCAGTCTTCGGCCATGGGGTTGCCCAGCGATCTTGTAGGCACAGTGATGTGAGGATGACGATTTAGTGGTACGATTTGATCAGACTGTCAAGCGACCTTTCGAATACGCGTCTGCTCAAGTGCATCCTCTAACCCCTCGAGCGCTTCAACAATGCGATAGCGCACACTGCTGGGATGAACTGAGGTCACGCGCTGCACTGATTCAACCGGGCTCATTCCCTCGCCGCAGAAGTAGCGGATGATCCGCCTATCGCGCGGGCCCATTGCAGCTTCGATCTTCTTGATGCCGTTGATCGCGTCCACCTGCGTCTGGGTGAACGGCGCGCCGTTTCCGCCACCACCGGAGCGATCGAGCGCCTGCGAACTGTCCAGTCCTGATCTGCGCATCTTCTCGAACATGATGCGATAGGTCTCGCCGGCTTGAAAATGAGCTTCACTGATCTGGCCGCGATGATAGGCAAGCCTCAGAGGATGCGACGCGACATTGCGGACGCGCTTTGCGGTTCCGGCTGTCCCTTCGTTGAAGCGCTCAAGGGCCAGAACCTGGCCTTCGCCCTGCTTGGCTGGACCTTCAAACGTGCGAGGCGGTGACGGTTTTTTGGTCTTCCTAGCCATGTTCAGCCCTATCGGCGGATTCACCCATTTGGCCACGAAGAGCGCGCAATTGATTGAGTTCCTGTTTCACACGCGCGCGGTGGCGAACATTGGCCGCTGCATGGCAACCGGCGCAGTAGCGCTGCCCTGGCGCAGGCGGATTTTCGAGGCATCCTGAACACAGCAGCCCGCCATGCCGGACGTGCTTGCGCTTGCCGAGCCTTCGCTGCTCGATCTGCAACACAATGTTTCCCGGTAAACATCGCGTTTCATGTGAAACATCATCGCTCATGCCGCGCGCTCCGCTGCTTTGAACGTGACGATCACAATGGCGCCGAAAGCGCGCTGCAGGTGCGCGGAATACCGCTGGCTAATCCAATCGGCTTTGAAGCGGGATGCCGCGCGGAAGACGGGCGGCGGGCCGGCCTCAAATTCGCCTTCGCCGAACCATGCCGCGATATCCTCGTCGCTGAGGCCGGCGCCGCGCAGCCGGACGACGTCGTCAGGACTGATCGAGATCGGCCGCGGCGGCGCTGACGCGCCGGCAGAGCCGGTGTCGTTCAGCGCTTCGTGCAGGCCAAGGAAGACCTTGTCGCGAAGCCAGTTTGCCGGGTGTTTCGTGTGCTGTGGCGTCTTGCGGTCGGTTTTCGCGTCGGCGTTCAGCCGGACGCGCTCGCGCCCGTATTCGCGCGCCGCGGCGACCATGTCGCCAGGCTTGAGCAAATCTCCGACACCGTCGAGGACAACCCAGACGTCCCAGGCCGAAGGCTTCGACCAGATCGTCGAGAACTCGGGCCATTTCCGGACTTCGACCCAGAACCGTTCGAAGGCGTCGGAGTATTTCTGCTTTCGAACCGGCGAAGCATCACCCACACCTCCGGCGCGCTCGCGCGCGTCTTGTTTGAGAGGGGAATGTTCTAAAGGGGTATGTTCTGTTAAGGGTGCCAATGATGCTGGCACCCCGTGCTTTTCTTGGGCTGGCACCGCCTGCTGTTCCGTTGGCACGTCCCGTGCCAGCCGGTTAGCACCTCGAATGATCGAACCGCGATCATCATCGAGGTCCAGTCTCACACGATAGGAATATGCGCAGTGCGGATGACGGCCTTCCTCTGGCCTGACGCCGGGCCGATTTTCCTCGCGTCGTTCAACGTATCCATCGCCGTTGACTGGCCCGATCAGGAGATCGAGCGCATTCTGGATTGTACCGCGCGAGCAGGCCAATTCCTTGGCCATCTGCACTTGGCTGCGACGGCACCAGCCATTGTCGTTTGTGTGGCGCCCCAGCAGCGCCAGCACGCGCAGCGCCTGCGCCGTGATCGCAGGATCCGTGATCGCGCGCGCCGGGATGATCGAATAGCGCAGGTTGTCGGATTTGCTGGTCATGTTCCCACCGCGACAGGGGGGATTCCAAAACTGACATGCATGCTGTTGCGCTGCACAAGTTCGGCAGCATCTAGCAGGCCGTGCTCATCTATCCAGCTTATCCAATTTTTGCCTTCAATTCCCTCGTTTGGGTCAAATGTCAGCCAGCCGGAACGTTCATGACCGTCGGGTTTTGGAGCTCCGCGCGTGTCGAGCAACACGGCATGATCCGTGCCGATCTTGTTCTGCGAACGGATGCCGACGAGATACACCCTGCCCGGCATTAGCCGCTCGCCAAAACCGTTCCAGAAATACAGCGGCCTCATCCATATGCCGCGCTCGGCCAACCAAGGTCCCGTCTTGTCGAAGTTATATGCCTTCTCGAGGTCTACACCCATTTCTGTCACCGGGATTCCCAGCGCCATAGCAATGCAGGTCGCAGTGCAGCAAACGGGTGTCGGCTGCATCTGATGAACGATCGGGTTGGCCAGCCTAAGTAGCGTCATCGGCGAACCTTCCCCGACGCTGCCCGCCACGCGCTGTTGACCTCGGTCACATGGATAGATTTCTCGATAACCTGCATGTCGGAGAAGTGCTCATCGGCGCGATCGGTGTCGCCGCGAGCCTGGGCCTGCTCGTACATCCGGCGGGATCGCTCGTAACGGCTCGAGACTTCACGCAGAAGGGTATGGTCGCCGCTCATGGTGCGGACACCTCCACCAATGGCAGAGGCTTCTTCGGCACCGTCAGCGTCTTCAGCCGCGGTGTGCGGTTGCCGATTGTCGTCAGCAGAACATCGGCGCGATCTCCGTTGGCCGCCGTCAATCCGTCACGTTTGATGTCGGCCAGCAGCTCGACCATCTTGTCGAAGTGTCGCGCCGGCTGCATGAAGTGCTTGCAGCGGTGCAGGCGCAGCTTCCGATCGGGGAAATGCGCGGAGAGCACCTTGTGCTCCCGCTGGGCATCCTCGGCGTTGTCGTGCTCGGTGTGGTCGCAGGTACAAACTATCCAGTACTCGCTCAAGCGTGCCCCCCCAAGTTTGAGGAAGGCTTCGAATAGTCTCGGATCGTCACCGGTTTGCGATAGCGGTTCGGCTTTCCACCATTCGCGAACTTTCCACACGCGAAATCCCGCGCGCGCTTCAGGATCGCAATCTCTCGTGGCTTGAGCGTGCGAGGTACTGCGTTCATGCCCTCACCTCCCCGCCATTAGACGTGACATGGGAATGTTCGAATTGCGCTGTGCAGTACCAAGGCGTTCGCTCACGACGGCGGAGAAATTGACCCATTCGGGGCCACCGCGCGTAGCCTTGCGCGCGCGGGCGCGTTCGACGACCGCCGCAAGCCCTCCCCCACGTGCAGTCAGCGACGCGCCGCTGCGCTCGGGATCCTTCGCCCAAGCCTCGTTCTTCGATAGCGCATCGCACGTTCCCATGACCGACGAGGCGCCGAGGCCTGCATCGCCATCGGCGGCGCGCAACAGCTTGAGCGCCGCGACAAGAAGCTTCTCACCATGGCGGCGCAGGCAGATGCGCACCGTGCCGAGTGCCATCGTTTCGCCGGGATCGAGGTCCGGTTTCGGATAAGGTGCGATCGAGACATTTGCGCGCGCGCAGATCGCGACGAGGTTGCGCGAGACGATATCGCCGGCCGCGACGCTGGCACGGAACGATTGGAGCGCATGGATTCGTGTGACATTGGCGTTGATCGCAGAAAATGCCCGCGCCTCGGCCTCGATGCCGCCCTTGAGCACTAGGCATGGCACGTCGCGGATGCGTCCGTGCATCAGCGCCGCGGTGGCGCGGTGCTGGCCGTCGATGACGGCATAGGTACTCCTGCCCCGGCGCGCGACGACCAGCGTGCCGAACAGCAGCCACGAAAATCCCTCGATCATGCGGCGGATGTTCGCCTTGCCTGAATCGAGGATTGCCCGCTGATAAACGGGATCGATCGCGAGCGACTTGAGTGGCAGCCAAACGAGCTCGCCCTTGTCGCCGATGTCGGCGGCCGGCACCGGTGCAGGCTGGAAATTAAGCCGCGGAAGGCCCTGAAGCGCGCTCATGCTGGCGACGCCTCCGGACTCCGCCTCAGGAAGGCGGGCATGTCGCGCGCAAGATCGATCACAGGGGCATCGGGGACCAGATGCAGCGACGCTCCAATGCGCATGCCGTTGATCTGGCTCGGGACGAGACGATCGATCATCCCGGCCGCGATCCCGACGTCGTGACAATCCGCAGCTGCCTGCAGCGTGCCGCCGTCTTCTTCGGCGAGATCGCTGGATGAAATCCCCTCGTCCAGCTCGTCGTCGTTCGTGTCGTCGAAGATGGTTTCGACGTCGAGCACCGGCGGCGGCGTCACGATGGGCGACGGTCCGCGCACGAGCGCATGTTGCGCCGTCAGCCAATCATCGAGCACTACGCCGGCGCGCACCACGAGGCCGATCATCGAATGCGCCGGGTTCCCCGGATTGTCCTCGCCCATCACGCGGGCGATGTCTGCCATGCTCTGGCCGCTCTGCAGCGCGATCGAGAGCAGCATGCACGCCTGGTGCATCAGATCCTGGTAGTCGCTGCCCAGCTTGAACGCGAGCGTGAAGGCTTCCTTCACCGGGCCGCCGAGCTCGTAGCCGAAGGTGACGTCGAACGTGACCTCACCCGGTACGCCGGGACGGAACGTCAGGCGTTCGGTGATGCCAACGCGGCGGGGTGAAAGCTTCTCGCGCATCAGGCGGCTCTCCCTTCGTAGGGGATCGGCGTCAGGGTCTTGGACAAATAGAGCGGATGATTAGGGTAACCGTCTTTGGTGAGCTTGAGCGCTTTCGGGTTGATGTAATGCTCGCGCAGCCATCTCATCATGCGCACGTCTGCGTTCTTGAGGCTGCCGTCGATGCCCCATCCGCAGACAACCGGGCCTTTAGTGCCGCGTGCAACGATTGCCGAATGCGCAACAAAATGACGATTGTGCGTCGCGCCTTCGATGTCGAGATTGCGGGGGTCTCGCGCGGCAGACTTCAACGCATCAGGATCGGGCGTGCGCCAGGCGAACAGATTGACGACATGCAGAGCTCCGCAGCCCCAAGCTTTCGCGTAACCCATGCAGCGGACAATCGTCGGGTCGTTCACGGCGTGATCTGCCGTCGAGGGATTGAGCATGATGAAGCAGCAGGTCTTCGGCTCGTCACCCAGATCGCGCGTCAGCCGGAAGCGATAGCGGCCGCAATCTGAGAGAACTGCCGTGCCCTGCAGTGACGCATGGGTGTTAAACCGATAGTCCCAATCGCTCATGCGATCAGCACCCCCAGCGCCACACCAATGGTGAAAAATCCAGCGGCCCAGAAGAACCGGGAGCGGATCAGAATGTCGCTCAGGCTCGCGCGCTCGAAGCACAGAGCCTCGTATCCAGTCTCACAGGTGGGGAAGACGATCTGGTTCATGCTGCCCTCGCCGGCGTCGAAGTTTCATCGTCCGCGAGATCTCCAACGTCGCGTCCGAGCGCCATCGGCCACGGCAGCGATTTGACACAGGGATGGCGTCCCTTCGCCAACCACAGCGACGGCTTCGCAAGCTCGGGGTGTGGCTGCACGGCGTTGAGAATGCGATCGATGACGATGGATTTCTCCATGCTCCACCCGACCTTCGGCCCTACAACCATCTGTCGCTTGAGCGCTTCACAGAATTGCCTGATGAGCGCGGGCGTCGCGTCGGAGAATCCTGTCGCGAGCTTCTGCAAGGCATCGGCTGGGACCTGGAACGGAGCGAGATAGCGCCGAAGAATGCGTACGATCTCATCCTGTCCAGGCAGGCCAAGTTCTATCTGGATTTCGAAGCGCCGCCACACGGCCTCGTCGATCTCTTTCGGATTATTGGTGGCTGCGAAGATGAACCCACTGTGCTGATCCATGCGCTGCAGAAGGACGTTGACCATCGCGATGTTGTCATGTTCGCCAGCGCCGCCGGTCACGGTGCGCCGTTTGACGGCGATGGAATCAAACTCGTCGAGGAAAAGAAGGACCGGCTGCTTCTGAGCTTCAACAGCCTCGAACAGGTCGCCCATATTGCGCGTGTTCGCGCCTACCCATTGGCTGATGATGCGATCTGAGCGCACCGCCAGCATCGGAAGCCCGAGGCGCGCGGCTAGGTGGTGCGCCAGCGTCGTCTTGCCGACGCCGGGCGGACCGGAGACCAGAGCGCGCTTGCGCGGCGCGAGCTTCACCGCTTTCAGTTCGTCTTCAAGCCAGATTTCTTCAAGCCATTCGACGAGCGCACTCCGAACAACACGCGACAGGATAGGTTCCTGCGCCTCGTCCGGCATGAGCACGAGGCCAAAGTCCCTGATGGAATGGGTCTTGTCCCCCAGGTGCATCATCAGTCGTCACCCATCCCGTCGTTGCCGCCTTCGAGGCGCCATCCGCGATCCCAGCGCGACCGACGCTTGTCGCCGGCGGGAAACGGGTTCTTCGTAATGGGCAGATTGTCCTTGAACGCCTGCCGTCCGAGCTGCTCGGCTTCGTCTTCTGTGCAGTTCGGAACATCCGCCACGACAACAGGCGGGATCTGGCCATGGCTCGATTGCTGCGGCCGCTCGGGCAATGTGTAGTCCTCGGATCGTGCAGCGCCGTCCTTGTCGCGCCATAGCCGCTGACGCTTTCCGCCGATCGTGACGATGATCTCGCCCGATGGCGGAACCAGCAGCTTGAAAGCTTCCAGCAGTTTTTCTCCGCCGGCCGTGTCCTTCGACATCGCATTGATCTGGCGGAACAGCGGCGGCTCGTTGTCCATGCCGAGCGCATGGCTGTAGAGATCGTCGAGCGTGTCGGCTTCCTGCAGATCGTGGGGCTTCGCCTTCCTGCGCTTGATCTGACGAGCGATGGCCTTCGTGTCGAACCCGTGCGACTTGGCCTCGGCCATCACCGCCGCGCGATCGGCCGTCAGCCCCTTCTTCTGCTCATCGATGTTCTCGACGCGCTCGATGATGCTGCGCAGGATTTCCGCGCTCGGCGTGTTCTTGCCTATGATCTCTGCCATGTCGCCCCTCTCCTGCCCGTCACGCCGTTTGGCGCGCGGTCAATCTCTCAGCCAGTAAGGCTCTGTTTTTTCGACTGCTCGTGAGAACACGCCGACAGGCGGCGGTTCTACTGGTGCTGCTGTTTCCGGCTCGCGCATCTTGAATTCGCAGCGCTGCCGGAATTGTTCTTCTGCGATCTGACGACGACGGTCGGCATCTGCTTTCGCAGCTGCGCGCAATGTCGGATCGTTCGATTTTGGATTTGGCCAGCCACGGCGCTGAAAGGTCGAGCGCACCCAGGCGGTCATGCTCTCATGTGTGAGGTTGGTGCCGAGTTTGCGCAACTCGCGCGCTATCCTCGAGCATCCCCATTCAGGGTGCGCGTCGCGGATCGCTTCGATGTCGCGCCAGGTGGCCATCAGTGAACGCTTCCTCCGAAAAGGTCGCCAGTGACGGGATCATTCTCGTCACTGGCAGAGTGGTCCTCGTCCGGGGAGACGCTCTCCGTCGCCCTGCTTCGCGACAGCGAGTTGATCAGCAGGGACATGCCCTGCACGAAATCGGGGTCGGTTTCTTCAAGGCCCATCAGGGGCGCCGCGAGTGCACGGATGCGCGGATTGGCGCGGCAGAGGTTGAAGAAGTTGCGCAGGCTCATGGCGCTCTCGCCGTTGCGCACATTCTCGATGGCGCGCGGCGTCGAGCCCGCCTGTGCGGCAATCTGCTTGATCGGAAACTGCAGAACGATGCCCTGCACTTCCCGGATGACCTCGTGGGTGGTCATGGGTCGAAGGTCGGAAGAGTTCTTCGGGTTTTGTCCCCTGATACTTCCGCGCTGCGAGTTCCCGACAGTTCCGGGGTTCTCGGCACCAAGACTATGGTGAGTTTTTCCCAATGGATTGCTCACGTGGAAGCTCCATTCTCGTCCGCGGGATGAATTGGCTCCGCATCAAGTGCGCAGCCGCAATTGGGGCAGTGATGATCGACAACACGAAGAGACCGTGCGCTCCGCGACACGAAGGTCACGTGGCCGCGATCGGCGAGCGCGTTGACCAGGCGGTGAACGCCTCCCTTGGAAGCGAGGCCGAGGCCTTCCATCACTTCGCCGAAGGTCGGGCCTACCCCGTGCGCTGCGACATAGGCCTGGATGAATGTCTTGGCGTTCAGCTGCTGTCGGGTGAGAGAGAGGCGCCGGGATTCCGCGCGCTGCGGCCGGCGGCCGGATGCGGAATGCGCCAGGGTGAGAGGCGCGCGCGGGAGCGCACTCATGTCGGCCCCCGCGCGCTCCACAGCCACGGTTTGCGCCTCGACGGGGAGCCGAGATGCAAGTGGGGCGTGGCGTTGGAGATCGGTCATGCCCGGGCCTCGGCGGTGCGCAGCGGGCGATTTGCACGGCGCACGCGCTTCGCCGGCGCTTCGAAGAGATCGGGGCGCAGCTGATGCGCGGAAATTTTCTCGCCTGCTTTCGCCGTCGCGATCTCCAGCGGGCGGCACCATTCCGCAGGAACGCGCTTGCCGTTGCGCACCATGTCACTGACGGCCTGCGCCGTAACGCCGACGACCAGGGCCACAGCGGTCTGTGTCCCGATGATCTCGATGGCGCGCTTCAGTGCTGGAAGGCCGGTGATTTGCATGAGTGAAGGGTTACAAACAAATTTGTTCTTGTCAACAAATAGTCTTGTAGGGCAATTCCACAAGCCAGCTTGTAGCTTCCGGCCCATGTCGACGGTCGGCGAGCGCGTTGCAAAAGCACGAGAAAAGGCGGGTCTAAACCAGACCCAGCTCGCCAAAGCGATCAAGGTCAGCCCTCAGGCGATCCAGCATTTGGAAGCCAGCCCAACGGCGACGTCGCGATATCTGATCGCGATCGCGCGCGCGCTGAAGGTTTCTTCCGAATGGCTCGAGAGCGGCAAAGGCCGCATGGAAGACCCTGCCCGGGAACCCGCTGGGTCTTTAGTGCCTGTTTTACGGGACAATCTGGTCGAGATCGCGGGATCGGAATTCGCCCGCCTACCCGTCTACGACATCCGGTTCGCAGCTGGCGCCGGCTCGGTGAACTACGACGAGGAACCGGTCGACTATCACATGATGAGCATGCATTTCCTGCGCACGCTGAGCGATGCGCCTGTGGGCGACATCGCCATCTTCCAGGCCCGCGGCGATTCAATGGAAGACACCATCGGCGATCGGGACTGGGTCATGGCCGACATGCGCCGCAGGACCTTGGGAACGCCCGGCATCTACGCGATGGTGTTCGATGGCGAGGGGCTACTGAAGAGGGTTTCCCAGCACCTTGAGACCAAAGCCGTGACGCTGATATCGGACAACCCGAAATATCCGCCGCAGACGATCAAGAACCCGAACCGGCTCCATGTCGTAGGCCACGTTTTCTCCTGCTTTAAGCGCTGCTGAGCGCCGTCAGCGATTTTTGGGCAGTGGTTTGCGCGGCACCGCGAGCCCGAGCGCGACCAGCCGCCGGATCGATTCGGCGCGGCTCGGAAGATCCGGTTCCTGCCGCCGCCAATCGTCGATCTGCCTGAAAAACTCTTCCGAGCCCGTAAAATGATAGGGCCGCGTCTGCGGCTTGCTGCTGCGCTTCATGCCCCCACCGGTAGCAAATATGCCGCAGGTGCCTAGCCACCGGATGCACCGCCAACACCGCCTACACCGAGGGTTTACATGGAGGATCGTCCATGAAGAATTAACGAATGGCGGCCGATCATTCATGCGGGGATGGGGCCAAAAATCCCGGCCAGAACAGATAGATGACAACGCGAAGAACGGCGATGACGCCGCTGCTTGTCCGCATGCTTGCTCGCGCGACCGACGCCGCGCTGGCGCTGCAGGAGATTATCGAGCTGGCGATCGACCAGCTCGACAATGTTGATGGTGATCCAGACCTCGAGGACGACGAACGCGAATTTCAAGGTGACTTCGAACCATCGCTAGGGTCGATCGATCACGACGATCAGCGGGGTTGGAGCGCCGGCGGGGAAAAAGACGCTGAAATTGAAGACGAATAACCTGGCCGTCTATCAGGTCCGCGCCTGAGGTTTTGGCAGGGTCGCGAGAATACCCCACACCACCGCGGTCACCACGCCAAAGGTCAGAATTGCAAACGCCAGAGTGGTCGCTAGTTGCACAGTCTCAGCGGTCCCACCGTGGATCTGATCGGAAAATCCCGGACTGCTCATCACCGAATCGTTGAAGAGCCCCGCCACGACATCGAGTGACAGTGTCAGAAGCGCCCATAGAATACCGGTTTTGCGGTATTTCTGCTGCGCCAATATCCCCATCACGATGGGATGCAGCACAAACAATACGCCGTTGAACATCGCGGACCTCTCCGTTTCGGGACAAAGATTGCGCCCACCCAGCCCATGGCGCTATCCAAGTTTGTTTGTTGACTTCTACAACTTTGTTTGTAATCGTCCCTTCAACTGCTTCGCCACCATGCGACATGAGAGGGGCCAATGCATACGAGAATTCCAGAAATTCCGGACCGGGCCGCATCGATCCAGTCCCGCCTTCTGACCAGCGCACACCGGCTTGAACGTCTCGCCGACGATCGCGATCTGCCGGGATCGACGCGTCTCACCTATCGCGATCTCGCGGGGCAATGCAGGGCACAGGCTGATTCGCTGGGTGGCCTGCAATGAGTGGCGCCGAGGCGATTGCCAACACAGGCCCCATCGATTTCCGCCCGCACGAGATCGCAGCCCGCACGACGGTCGCGGCCGACTGGCGCGCGGAAGCACAGCGCTACGATATTCGTGCCGCCAATGAGCCCGACCCGCAGGCGAAGAAGGCCTGGGAATACATCGCCAAGGATCTTCGCGACAGCGCCGCCCAGCTGCTGGAGACGATCCAGTGAAGCGGCGGATCAGACGCCACCGCGACGTTCTGGCCGCCAACTTCCGGCGCAGCGCCATCGCCGCGCGCGACAGCCAGGCTCTGCCAGCCGACGAGATCGACCGCCGCATCGTCGACGCGATCCTCGCCCGCGTCCCACAGGGCGGCAATCTCTGCGTCGATGACATCCTGCGCATGGATGTGCCGCGCGGCGCCATCACGAAAGACCGCGTCAAGCGCTGCATCGACCGCGCGCGCGAGATCGATCCCGCCATCGCAACCGTCGAGGCCTTCGCATGACCACCGCGCCCTCGATCCTCGAACCATCGCAAAGGAAAACACCATGAATACATGGCTCACAGATGCGAACGGCAACAAGTGCAGCGTCGAATATTGGGGCTCGAAAGAAGCTGCCCAGCGCGCACTGGATAGCCTCGTGGATTGCAAGAATTGCGTGAACTGCTCGGGCTGCTCGGACTGCTCGGGCTGCTCGGGCTGCTCGGGCTGCTCGGGCTGCTCGGACTGCTCGGGCTGCTCGGACTGCTCGGGCTGCTCGGGCTGCTCGGTCTGCTCGGGCTGCTCGGGCTGCTCGGGCTGCTCGGGCTGCTCGGGCTGCTCGGACTGCTCGGACTGCTCGGGCTGCTCGGGCTGCTCGGACTGCTCGGGCTGCTCGGGCTGCTCGGACTGCTCGGGCTGCTCGGACTGCTCGGGCTGCTCCAACATCGCGTGGCTCGACGACAAGAAGGACCTCAAGGGCAATCCCGACAGCAAAGACGCTCCAGGCGTGCCGCCGATCCCGGTGATCGAGAACATCAACGGCAAGGTCTTCGAAGCCGTGTCACAGCCGAAGGCGCTGAACATGGGCGACTGGCATACCTGCAACACAACGCATTGTCGTGGCGGGTGGGTTGTGCATCTGGCAGGCGAATCCGGATATGCGCTGGAACGCTTCCACGGAACGCTTCTCGCCGCGCAATTGATCTATCGCGAGAGCGGATCGCCGATCAATCCGTGCCGGTTCTTCGACACCAACGAAGACGCGCTGGCCGACATGAAGCGCCTCGCCGAGAGCGAGCAGGCATGAACGGCCTGATCCCCTTTGCCGGCTTCCGGCGCAACCGTGGGACATTGCTGACCCCCTTCGCCAAGGAAGTCCTCTGCGTTCTGGGCTTCGTGACGTTTGTCGGCTTCTGCCTGTTCCTCGCGACGGCGTGTCAGCCGTGAGCCGACGCGAGTTTTCAGACAAGACGAAGGAAGCAGCGTGGAACCGCTCTGGCGGGCGTTGTGAGGCCGCCGGTGCCATTTATGGCCTGCCCGAGGGTGTCCATTGCAATCGCGATCTGAAACTCGGCGTCGAATATGACCATGTCGATCCGGACGCGAACAGCAGGGACAATTCTCTTGAGAATTGCTGCTGCGCCTGTCCCGCATGTCATCGATGGAAAACGTCGAACCGTGACCGGCCCCTGATCGCAAAGACTGATCATCAGGAAAAGATGGCTCGCGGCATCAGAACGCGAAAGGGCAGACCACTCCAATCCCGCAATACCTTCCAGCCATACCAATCGAACGCGCGCGACGTGAACGAGGACATCTGTCCATGACGCGCAAGATCCTCGTGGCCGATCTTCTCTGTGGCGCCGGCGGCTCGTCCACCGGCTGCGAGCGTGCGCTCAAAGAACTCGGCCTCGAGATGGAGCTGGTCTGCCTCAACCACTGGCCGGTCGCGATCGAGACGCACACGAAGAACCATCCGAACGCTCGCCACTATGTGCAGGACATCGCGACAGTGCGGCCGCACCTGATCGTGCCGGAAGGCTATCTCGACCTGCTGATGGCCTCGCCGACGTGCACGCACCATTCCGTGGCGCGCGGTGGCAAGCCGACCAGCGACCAGCAGCGCAGCGATCCATGGCACATCGTGACCTGGCTGACCGAACTGCGCGTGAAACGCGCGATCATCGAGAATGTCTGGGAATTCACCGGCTGGGGGCCGGTCGACGCCCGCACCGGCAAGCCGATCAAGAGCCGCAAGGGCGAATATTTCAACGCCTGGATCGAGACCATCCGCAGGCTCGGCTACGACCCGCAATGGAAGAAGCTGAACGCCGCCGATTACGGCGACGCCACGACGCGCCAGCGCTTCATCCTCATGATGCGCAACGATCGCAAGCCGGTCATCTTCCCGGCGCCGACGCACCAGAAGCGGCTGGACGGCAAGCTGGCGCTGTTTCCGGGCGTCCATCCATGGCGACCTGCGCGCGAGATCATCGACTGGTCGCTCAAGGGCAAGTCGATCTTCAACCGCAAGAAGCCGCTGGCGCCGAAGACGCTCGCGCGCATCCATGCCGGCGCGGTGAAGTTCGGATGGCCGGAGCCGTTCCTCGTCATCCTGCGCAACCACATGGCAGGGCAGAGCGTCGAGCAGCCTGTGCCGACGATCGCGGCGGGCGGAACGCACATCGGCCTGGCGCAGCCCATCACGCTATCACAGCACAATTCCGGCGCGCCACGGTCGACGGATGACCCGCTGCCGACGATCACGACCGGCGGCGCTGCCGCGGAAGATCATCCAGGCTGCGCGCGGCCGATGCTGGCCGAGCCCGTCATCGTCTCGCCACGGCACGGCAAAGACGGTGCAGGCCCGAGACCCAGAGACGTCGGTCAGCCCCTACCAACAATCACCGCGGGCGGCAGCCAGATGGCCATCGTCGAGCCGTTCATTCTCTCCCGCCAGGGCGAGGGCTCGCCGCGCTCCGTGGAAGATCCGACACCGACGCAATGCGCCAAGCACAGCCATGTGCTGGTCTCCTCCTATTACGGCGCCAGCACCGGATGTCAGAACGTCGAGGAACCTTTGCCGACGGTCACGACCAAAGACCGGTTCGGCATCGTCGTGCCCGTCACGCACGGCAATGGCGGCAACAAGGCGCGCAGCGTCGACGATCCCGTGCCGACGATGACGACCGCCAAGGGCGGAGAGTTCGGAATCGTCATCCCGGTCACCCACGCCGGCGAACACCGGCCCCGCGACGTGAACGAAGAGCCGCTGCAGACAGTGACCGGTGCGCATCGGGGCGAACTGGCCTTCATCACCGCGCAGCATGGCGAGCGCAGCGGGCAGGCGCCGCGCGTGCACAGTGTCGACGCCCCGGCGCCGACGATCGCCGCCAGCGGCCACGTCGACCTCGCTGAAGGGCTGGTGATGGCCGTTTCCGATGGCCAGCACTACGACATTCTGTTCCGCATGCTCGAGCCGCACGAGCTCGCAGCGGCCATGGGTTTCACAACGGACGAGGCGACCTACGAATTCGCCGGCACCAAGACCGAGCAGATCAAGCAGATCGGAAACGCCGTCTCGGTCGCGAAGATGAAGGCCTGTGTCGGCGCCATCATGGCCGATGCCGCGCCGAAGAAGAAACCGGTCGCGGCCCCGGCCAGCGCGGAAGCGAGGGCCGCATGATCTGGCGCCCGTCTCACCGCTTCCATACGCCGGCGCGATTGCTCGCCGATCGGCACTACAGCCGACAGAAGCCCGGATCGCCTCAGTTCATGCCGGCTGGATCATGCCGCGTTCTGATCGCAGCCAACCAGAAGGCCGTATTCGGCCTCAGCTTCCCCAAGCCAGAATTCGTGAAACATGCCTGGGCCGGCGCCTGGGTCACGTCAATCTTCCGGAACGAAGATGCAGGCCCCCTCGCGTCCGACATGATCCGCGAAGCCATGGCCATCATGCAGACGCTCTACGAAGTGCCAGCGCTCGGCTGCGTGACCTTTGTCGATCCGAAGAAGGTGCGCGGCGTGCATCGCCGCGGCGAGCTGGTGAAGGGCTTCTGTTTCATGATGGCCGGGTTCCGCGCCGTCGGCGAAACGAAGAAGGGCCTGATCGCGTGGCAGATGCTGCCCGACGCGATGCCTGCACCGATTAAGATGCCGGAGGCTGCATGAAGCCTTGGCAACTCGCCTCGCTCAGTCCGGCTAAATTCGCTGCGCTCGAGCAGCGCTGGACAATCCAGCTTGCATATTGGCGCCGCACACGTCCGGAAGGGCTCTCGCTCGTGCCGATGAGCGCACAGGTCGCGATCTGCGATTTCTGGCGCGAGCGTTCGCGGCGGCGTCGCGTTGAGGAAGCTGCAGCGATCGTCGCCATGCATGGCGGCGCGACATCACCGTTGACCGTTCTGCGCGGCCAACCATGGGAAGACGCAGCATGACCCGCACCATGTCCAGCGAGCTGGTGAGCGCGCGCGGAGGATGCGAGCGGTGCTCAAAGACATTCGACGCCCGCAACGCTCAACCCCTCGCCGCCCAGCACCATGACAAAACCGGTCACCCTACCTGGGTGGAGAAGGTTGAGCGTGTCTATTACGGGCGGGGAAGAGGCGGATCATCTGGGAAAACCGAACAGGGGAAGTTGATCTGATGGCTGACACAGCACCCCTCACCGACGCGCAGCGCGACGAGATCGTTGACCGCATCTACGCCCGCACGCAGAGCGCCGGGCCCGATCACCTGTCGCCGCGCGAGGCGATAGAGGCAGCGGTGAAGGAGGCGGAGGGAGTGCTCGCGTCCTCGGGATGGCGAGATATTGCGACGGCTCCAAGGGATGGTTCTCACTTTCTCGCATGGGGGCCGCTCGCAGATGGCGAAACGTGGGAATACACCGTTGCCATGTGGGACGACGATCATCAGGAGTGGATTTCGCCAAGCGATGCAGATGTCGTCCACGAAAATCCGGCGCGTTATTGTCTCAACGGCATAACCCACTGGCAACCGCTTCCGAGCGGCCCCGCGCCTGTGAAGGGGGAGGAGTGATGGAGCTATCGCCCGCTTCCAAAGTTGTCCGGCTTTACAAGATCGTCAATGACAATTTGATCGCCTGTGAAGCTATCGAGTTCAAAGATGGTGCCCCTGCAATCGACACAACCTTCCGCCGCGCGGCAATCTCTGGGCGTGTCGAATTGGAAGGCGATATCAAGGACCACTTCGCTGACATTCTGACCAGCGATGATTGCACGCTGCTCCATACTGTCGCGCTCGACCGCAAATCCTATGCATCTCTCAAGAATCGCTGGATGCGCTGCAATCTGGACAAGGAGCTAAACCGATGACCTCTCCCCACGCCCAAGTCGTCCAGCTTCTCCGCGACGCCAACTGCTGCGAGGACGATGCAGCACGGGACTTGATCGCGCGGGCGATACTGGATGCGGCGTTTGATGCGGCGATGCATGCTGCTTGCAATGCGAAACTTCCTGAGAATTTTCTGTGGGGGCAGAACGCAAGGGCGAGTTTCGACTTCGGCAAGGCGCGAGCAGTCGCCGCTATTGACGCACTCAAATCCCCCGCCCCGATCCCATCCACGCAAGAAGCTGTTACGGCCAACGCCGACGAATGGATAACGGTTAGGGCAAAGCGCGCGCTCTACATAGACCAAGGCAAAACGACCGTAGCGTGTGATCGACTGCCATCGCCGGTCACGCTCGTCATTCAGCTTGACGGGCCTGCGCCCATCACCCGCGGGCCCGAGACTGCGGGCGACAATGGCTGAGAAGCGCGATATCGACCCGGCGATCAAAGAGGCAGTCCTTCTGGCGATCTCGACATGCGCTGAAATCGCGGCCGATGAAGAGCATGGAGAACTCGGCAAAACCATCGCCAACAAGATTCGCGGTCTGGCCATTCACCAGGAAGACGAGCTGGTCGCGAACTATATGATGCGCGACGGTCTATCGGAAGCCGAAGCCCGAGAAATCGCGGATGCCGTCCGAGGGGTGTTCGAGGCATGATCATGCTCGCCCTCGAATGGCTCGGGACCATGCTCCAGATTTTCGGCGCCATAGGTCTGGCTGCGCGTCTGTGCTCGCCTCGTGAGGCCTACTGGACGATGTTGCCTGGCGCCGCGCTCTGGCTCGGCATCGCACTCTGGACCGCGAACTATCCCCTCGCTGCCATGCAGGCAACGTTCTCCGTCATCAATGCTGTTGGGATAGCGAGGTGGCGGGGGTGATACTTCGTTTCTCAGTTCGCCGCAGCAGAGAACACCGCATTGGCTTGGACCAGGTTCGGCTGTCCAGCCGCCAACGCCTGTATGTCGAAGAGATCAAGACTGTTGATCACGCCATTTTCCACGAGAAATTTACCGAGCTCGGCGCGATGCCATCGAACCATACGACTGTAAAAAAGAGCCAATTCACCTCGGGTCTTGACGCCAGGAATTTCAAAGACAGTTTCCGGCCGCGCGAGGGGTTGATAGGCGATCGTGTCCAATACTCCGTCAATTCGATGCAGCAGATTGAGCGTGCTTTGTCCAAGGGGACTTTGCAGTCTCGATGCAATTCCAATATGAGCGCGCAACCTTTCTCTGGCATCAGGGTGGAGATTGCTGCGAAGACTTTCGGCCGTAAGCGTGGGGGCCGGGATTATTTTTGTCCATCGATCCAGAACGTCCGCAACGTAGCTGAGTGCGCCAGCGAGTTCAGACAGCCAAGCATACAATTCCAAGGCCTCCGACAGGAAAGCTTCACGTCGAATTCGCCGAGATTCATTGTGCGCAAGATGAGCCTGCAAGGTGGTCGTACCTACAACAGCGCCAGCGGCGACGATCGCAGCCACGAAGGACCCATAAAATTGGGCGGCATGATCCGTTCCGGCCACTGCGAAAGGAACGAGAACAATGCCCAGAGCGAGGAAGCTCAAGGGCACTACGAAAATCGGACTTTGGGCCCACCACGGATCGTTCGACATCTAGAGATTGTATCATGATTCCCGGTCGCCCAGTCCGCCTCCAGCTCTCCCGCAAAAAGGGCTTTAGCCTTCAGGCATTGTCGCGCGCGACAAACGGGCTCGACGCGATCAACGTCGCGCGGCCGAACCGCGACGGAAATCAATACATCATCGGCATCGACGGTGATCGAGAATACTGCGTTTGGAAGCACCGGAAATTCATAGAGACGGCCCAGAAGGTCGATCCACAAGCCGTTGGCCTGATGGCCGTCCGGTTGCGCGGCAAGAACCTCGCCTGCTGGTGCCCACTCGACGGCTCTCCCTGCCACGCCGATGTCCTGCTGGAGATCGCGAACAGATGAAGCGGGATCGTACACAAAAGGTGACGCAGGCCGATCTCGACAGAGCGGCAACCCTCATGCGCACACTCGGGGCAAAGCTGGCCGAGATTGATGTGACGCCGGGCAGAGTGCGCCTGATCACGACCGAGGGCCGGGATTTGACTCTGCCGGATGACCGTGACGAACTTGACAGGGAGCTGGAGGAACACCTTCACGCACATGGTCATGGTCGCGCTTAAGGGCCTGTTCAAGGTCCAGTCCAAAGGAAAGACCTATTACTACGCTTGGCGAGGCGGACCGAGGCTCGAAGGCGCGCCTGGCTCGCCGGAGTTCATCGCCTCGTTCCAGGAAGCGCGCAATCCGCTCAGCGGTGTCGACAGGGGCCGCCTCGCTGCTTGGGTGACACTCTATCGCGCGAGCGATGAGTTCGCCGCGCTGGCCGACGATACCCGCCGTGTGTGGCAGCCATGGCTCGACGAGGTGAAGACACATTTCGGCGGACTGTCGATGCGCCAGTTCGACCGGCCGAAGATCCGCATCGCAATCCGCCACTGGCGCGATCGCTGGAAGGACCGGCCGCGATCGGCGGATTATGCCAAACAGGTCCTGTCGCGCGTGCTGTCCTTCGCGGTGGCCGAGGGTGCGATCCAGTTCAACCCATGCGAAGGCATCCCAAACCTCTACAGCAGCGACCGCTCCGAGCTGGTGTGGACGCCTGACGACCTCAAGGTATTCTGCGCCACGGCGCCGAAAGAGATCGTCTGGGCGGCGAAGCTGGCGGCCCATACAGGCCTGCGACGCGGCGACATCGTCAAGCTTGGCTGGTCGAGCGTCAGCGAGCTGGCGATCGAGATCAGGACCGGCAAGAGCCGCGGCAAGCGCACGGCAACGATCCCGCTGACCTCCGCCTGCAGGACGCTCCTCGACGAGATTCCCAAGAAGGCGACGACAGTTCTGACGACCACGCGCGGCATGCCATGGACAGTCAACGGTTTCGGGACGGCTTGGAACAGGGCCTATACCGCATCAAAGCTCGCCGGCCGCGACCTGCACTTCCACGATCTGCGCGGCACGGCCGCGACGAACTTCTATCGCGCCGATTTCACCATCCGCGAGATCGCCGGCATCATGGCTTGGTCGGAAGACAAGATCGAACGGCTTATCGATCGATACGTGAAGCGCGATGAAATCCTGCGGGACAGGATCAGAAGGCTCGAAAAGATCAAATAGAATTCAGGGTTTGAGCAAGGGCACCGCGAACAGAATACAGATGACCGACGCCACCCCGAGCGTCAATGCAGAAAACATGGTCAGTTGATATCGCCATGGGTGCTTTATGTGTTTGGGCCAGCGATCGGAATCGATGATCATGGCAGGGTCAGCCCATGTGTCGAGATCGTTCATGCTTATGGTGAAATTTATCCATGTGCACAGCCCGCTCGCCAAAATGAGAAGCAGACCGACAAGGAACGGCAGCGGAGAGATCGTCAATTTCGGATTCGAGAAGATTGCATAGAGGGCACCCAGGTGGATGCTGGTCACTGTGACGAGAAGCCATTTTCCATAGTCCGCCTGTATTGTAGCGGCGTGCTTCATTCTATCGACCGTCAGGCGATATATCTCTTCGGCGACCTTGCGATAATCTGGATCATCAACCTTAGGCATTTCCGCGCTCAACTTTCGTTTTGCAATCGCCGGAATTCTACAATGTTTTCAAGGCCAGAATATTGACTGTTTTGCAGACAAGGCATTGTGTTCACAGGAATTCAATAGCGCTTCCCAAGCTGCATACGTGGGTTCGATTCCCATCGCCCGCTCCATGGCTTAGGCAAAAATCAGGCGAACGGTTTTACAGAAGTTTTGCAGCTTACGTTCGCAGCTGTTCCGCGCTTCAATGCGCACCATGGCGACCTTCTTCAAACTCGACGGCGACGATCTCGCATTCCAGGTCACTCTCTGGAACGACGCCAAGGATATCCCTGAGCGCGTGCTGGCGGCGGCCGTCGGAATCTCGATCGCCTGCGCGGCCTACGAAGAAACGCTCGTCCATTACCGGCCGGACCGACACCGGGTCATTTTGCGCCAAGGTGCGCGGGTGATCAGGGACAGCCGTCCGCGATGATCATCTACCGCAAATACACGATCTCGACGCCGGCGACCGTCGGCGCCTTCAACGCGAGGATCTGGCGCGAGGACGGACGCCGCTTCCGGATCGATCGCCAGACCTTCGAGGTCTATGAGACCATGACCCGGTTCGAACGCGAAGAAGCAATCGCAGACGCCAAGAGAGTGGTCGATCTGGCCCGGCTCGTGCCTCTGCCAAAGCCCTAGAAAAGGCAAAGACCCGGCCACCCTTCGGGCTACCGGGTCCAAATAATCGCCATTTCTTATCAACTGACACTTGACATATACCAACTGTCCGTTTATATTCTACTCATGATCAAGACCTACAAAGACAAGGGGCTTAAGGAACTGTTCGAGAAGGGCAAAACAGCCCGCATCGACAAGCGCTTTCATACCCGCTGCAGGGAAGTGTTGGATGTGGTGAACGCGGCATCCAATATCGAGCAGTTAAACGTTGCCGGGTTCAACCTTCACCAGCTCAAGCAATTCAAGCCGGTCCGTTTCTCGATCTGGATCAGCGGCCAATGGCGGGTGACATTTGAATTCGATAAAGGAGACGCCTATCGTGTTGACCTTGAACAATACCACTGAGGGCGGGGCGGAAGCCGCGCAGGACGGCATGGCGGCAGCACTGAAGGCAGGGAAACGCGAACGGGAGCCAACTCACCCCGGAGAGGTGGCGGCCTCCGCCATCCGCCGCGCAGGCCTCAATCAGAATTCGGCCGCGATCGCGATGGGCGTCACACCACAATCGCTTGCCAAGGTCCTTTCGGGGAAGTCTGCGATGACGCCGAAGATGGCATTGCGTGTAGCGGCGCTGCTGGGCAGTCAGGCGGAGATGTGGCTGACGCTGCAGGCCGACTTCGATCTCTGGCACGCGCGCGCGGAAATCGGCAAAGAACTGGCGAAAATCAAGCGCGCGGAAGTGGATTAGCCTCCCGCTGCAACCACGGCTTCAAATCCCACGGCCATGATGATATTCATCCATGGGCGGGGAGATTTTCATGCGCGTCTGCGTGATCGGCAATTCTCAAATCGCTGCCATCAAGGGCGGCTGGGACATGGTCAGGCACACACAGCCCGGCGTGGAGGTGACGTTCTTCGGCGCGACGCGGAATTTCTGGCCCGGGTTGAAACCGATCGACGGCGCGCTGGTCGCGACGACGCCGCAATTGCGCGAGGGCATGGCCTACACCTCGGGCGGGCTGGACCGGATCACGGACACCTACGACCGCTTTCTGGTCTGCAGCTGCGGCGTCGGCGCACCGGAGTTCCTAAAATTCTACGACACGGACCGCAAGCAGGCGCTGAGCGATGATTTCGAGATGCTGGCGGCCGAGGCGCTGAAGGACACGATCGGCATGCGGTTGATGGAGCAGTTGCAGCAGACCATGACGGCGCCTGTCGGCCTGATCCCGACGCCGTTTCATTCGGACGATGCACCGGAAGACAGCTACGGTGTGACACTCAAATGGGGCGCGCTTCAAAAGCTTCCTCAGAAATATGAGGACACGCTTTCGCTATTGGCGGAGGAACGCGGATTCCAGCTGTACCTGCAGCCGCTAGCCACCATCGCACGCCCGCTCCACACCAAGGCCATGTTCTCCATCGGCTCGACCAAACTTCACTCCGACAACAAGCAGCACCAGGTGGACGATTTCACGCACATGAACGCCAAGTATGGCGTGCTTTGCTGGGCCGAGATCCTGACCGACCACATGTTTTTGGGCGCATCTTGACCGGAGATGGTCGGGTCGTGATCTATCGACCAGAAATGACAAAACCCCGGCAGCGATTTCTCGCTCCGGGGTTCCAAGCCAGCAATGTAGGAAGCTTCAGCGCGGCGCGCAGTTCGGTTGGCAGGATTCTAGGCGCGTCACGCGGTGGTCGATCTCACCGATGATTTGATCGTGGGTCCCGAGTTTGACCCACATGCGCTGCTGGCCAGTCTTAATTCCATCGATGAGTGCGGAATTCACCACAATGCTCTTGCCTTGATCGGTGACGGTTTTCAGGACCTCGCGCTGACCATCGCGCAGATCGCTCCACATCAGACCGACGATTGTCGTGAGGATCGGAAACATGGCTACGACAACCATGCGCGACGTGATGGCCCCGCCGCCGTTCGTTGCGAACGCATAGAGCCTTTGCCCCGGCGTAGCTTTCGAGCCGTCAGGATTGATCTCTGCCAATTTCCAGCCCCATTGGATTGCTTGGATGATCGCGCCCATGCAGGCATAACGCGCGGACCGGGTTGAAGGTGCAGGCTATTTCTGAGCGTCGATGCAGGCTTTGTCGTCGTCGTAATAGCGTTTCCAGTCGCGTACGGCCTTGATGATCGGGGAGCCGTCAGGAACGGGCACCAGCGCGTCGTGCAGCGCCGTCAGATCGTCCTTGTTCCACTCTCGCCACGGCAGACAGACCTGCTTGACGACGGTCTTGATGATGGGCTGAGGCGCTGGCTGGGCGACAGGAGCATCGTGCATCCCGAACCATGAAGCGCCGGGAACGGACTGACAGCCCGCAAGCGCGATCGCGGCCGCGAGTGCGAGGGCTCGGTTCATTTGGGGCCTCCGGACAAAAGGGCGGCCAGCAGCGCGGGCTTGTCTGGCGGAGCAGCGGCGTCCGCCACGGCGATCGCGGTCTTTACCTTGTCGGCTTGAGCCTGGTCGACGTCGTGCTGTGCGACCACACCAGACTGGACCAGCGTCTTTGCTTCTGCGGCCGTGACGGGTGTCCCGACGGCCGCCGATGCCTGGATGCGATTATCCACGGTGTTCGCGTCCATGGCCGATAGCGCGAGACCTCCCGCCGTCATGCCGGCGGCGACGAGATATTGGATCAGCGAGGCCGTCTGTGTCGGGTCAGCGTTCTTCGATGCCAGCCACGCGGCCAGTGCACCGCCGCCGACGGTGAGGCCGTGACGAAGTAGCTTGAGCAGCAGCGTCCGGACGAAGCCCATTTGCAGGAGCTTGCGGAGGAAGTTCATGGGGACCTCAGTCGTTTGGATCGAGCACGAAGTACGCACCGCTCTTGTCGCCCTTGCGTTCCATGCAGCGGGTAACGAGGCGTCGTTCGGTCGTGCCGAGAAGGTTGAGTTCTGCCAGCGCTTCGCCGGATGCGCCGCCAAGCGCGGCGATGGCTGGAACGATCGGATTCACCGCCGCAGCAGGAGCGCTGCCGAGGCCTGCCTTGGCCCCAGCCGTCGCGATGCTGCCGACGCTGAAACTTTGCCGTCCCTGCGCCGCGTAGCCCTTGCACATATCGAAATCACGCAGAAAGGCGACGGGATCCGTGACTTCGAAGGCGAGCGGTGCCGGCGCGTTCGCGCAACCGGAGAGCCATGCGCATGCCAGCGCGAGGGCGAGAATGCGCATGGTGGATCTCCGGTTTGTGCCGACGGCGCTGTTACGACGTGGTGGGCAGGTTCTGCTTCACCGAGGACGAGAGCAGCGTGATCAGCGCCATTCCTTCCTTCTGGAACTCGGCGCCTTCCTCGGCGCAGAACTCCTGGAGTGTTGCGGTCGATGCCTGCTCTGCGGAAGTGAGAGGTGTTGCGCCTGCCGCAACGGCGTCATGGTACTTCGCCTGCCAGAAGGCGATGATGTTGGCGGCGATGCCGCGCTGATCGTTGGTGAAGCCGTTGAAGATCACAACGATGCCGGCAGCGAGCGCGGCACCGATTGATGCAAGCTTCTGTTCGGCATAGTTGATGGCAGGCTGGATCATCGCGCCAAGCGCTGCGAGAAAACCGTTCATTTTCATTCTCCGGGTTGAGCACGGCGGAATCGCCGCACTGCTGGACCGTCCGACCAACCAGTCTCGTATGAACGAAAGCGGCTGCGACCCGGAGGGGCGCACGATCAGACGGCCCAGCAGAAGGGCGTTATGTGCGGAAGAAGTTGTGATGTCCGATGCGGCAGACGAGCTTGTCTGCGCTCGCCCATGCGGGCAGATGCGGAATGATATCGGGGTTAAGATAGTTCACCGCATCATCGGTCAGGCGATCGTAATCGGGCCCATGATAGGTGCCGTCCATGACCTGTTGTGCGACCGCGCGGCAGCCCGTTCGAACACTTGTAGGCGTCATGGCCCAAAGCTTTTCAGCCCGTGCCGCGGCCTCCTCGACCGTGTGGCAGACGCGGGTGTACTTCCCGTCGATCATCTCGAAATAGGCCCAGGAGAACTGATCCTTCTTCAGGACGGTCCCTGGCATCGTTCCGTCGCTCTGAAATTTGCGAGCCATGCGGTTCTTTACGATCCGCGCGATCGCCGCCCTGCCGTCGATGATCTCTCCGCCTGCCTCTTGGGCAATGTTCAGCGCGAGGAGGTCCTCGTCCGTCATGATATGCCTCTCTGTCAGGAAATAGCGCTGTGTGGGGCTAGCCGCACTTCTCGAAAGGCAGTGTGCGAGATGGCGACTAGGACTGGTTGCGTCGGGTAAAGCGAACGATGGCACTGTGGTGCATCGTCGTCAGGTCTTCTTCCAGAATGACATAGCCCGCGCGAAGCACGGCGGCTCGCATGCGGTCAGGGTCGTTCTCGCTGAAAGAGGCGTTCTTCTGCGCCGCCTCTTTTGTTTTGTCAGAATATTGAATTACCGCAATCGCTCCCGGCTTCAGGATTCTCTCTATGTTGGTGAGGTAGGTTTCGATGATCTCAAAATCGAGATGCACGAACGTTCCGAAGGAAAAGAGAAAGTCCACACTCTCATCATCGAGGCCGGGAAAATCCCCGCCATTGTTTTTGATGCAATACAGATATGGCGCGCGGAACTCTTGAGAAAGCTGATCGAGAGATTCCTGGTGATAATCGAAGGCGTAGAGATGACCAAAGCCAAGCATGTAGCGTGTCCAGCGCCCGCCTCCCGGGCCTATCTCCACCGCAACATGATCGGGGTTGACGTAGGGAAGCAGAAAATGGTCCCGGACGTGGCGAAGCGGTTCCATCTTCTGTGGGTCACCCCAGTGCAGGCCGAAGAAGTCAGCCTTTTCGTGAGGCTCTTTGCGCCAATAGACCATGTTCTTGAGGTGAAGGTTGGTGTCGAGTTTCGGCATTTTTATCTGCGCAATATCCCGTTTGGATACTAGCCCAGTTCGCGATGCCGTGTCATCGGGCCCGTCGTGGCTCGCTGCCACTACGGCGGATAGCTGTCGAACAGGAAGTCGTTCGCCGTGAGGGCGATGCTTCCAATGAGGTAGACCTCGAAGTCCGGTTGCAGGTCGCCATCGAGATCGGCGCTAATGATGGTCTCGGCCTGACCGGATTTGTGCGCGGGTGTATGACTTCTCGGAAGATAGACGACGCGGTAATTGACCTCGCCTGGCGTGCCGTCGAATGGCGCCGTCCCGATGAACGAGCCCGTCACCTGGTTGGCGTGATATAGCACCCCCGCCATCGCAATCACATCATCGCCGGGCGTGAAGTCGGTGATCGTGTCGATGTGATCGCCGCGGCTCTCGCCCTTGTTGTTGAACAGGAAGGCATCCTTGCCGAGGCCGCCCGTCATCGTGTCCTGACCGTTCTTGCAGTCCTTCGGATCGTCTGACGCTCCGCAGGAATCGGGATAGAGCACATCGTTCCCGTCGAGGCCGGTGAGAGAATCATTTCCGCCCAGCCCGATCAGCTTGCAGTCGCCGCAGTTGGCACAAACCATCGTGTCATCGCCGTTCGTCCCGAACACCGGGAAGCATACGGCATGAGCGGACGTGATCGCGGCCAGCAGAAAGCCAGCCGCGCAGAGAAGCGCGTTTTTCATGAAGACCCCGCGTTAGTTCACTTGGTCCGCCGTCATCGACGACCCAATAAGAACGCTCGATGTGCCGGACGCACTGCCTTCGGCAAATTGCGGCGCGATGACCCCGCCGGCGTTGACCGCGACGCTGCCCTCAAGGACCGCCCTAAGCGTCGTGCAGCCCGCCGTATAGACAAGACCTGTTGTCGCCCAGTCGGTGATGCGCGATGGAGCAATCGCGGTTGTGGAGCCTTCGCAGGTGTAGGAGACCGAATAGATATCGGACGTCGCGGTCGATGATCCGCCCATACGAGCGCGAATGCCGCCGGTGGCGTCGCCGGTGATATGGAGAACGACGCGGAAATTGTAGGTCTTGCCGGACGCGCCAGTGAACGAAAGTCCGGTGACCGTTGCCGGCGTGGTGTTGGTCTTGTCGAACTGCGCCGTGGTCGTAATCGACCAGTGCTTGAGATTGTTGATCGCGGTGATCGGGTTGGCGACGTCGGAAAGATTGTTCGTGGTCTTGAGACCATCCGTGATGCCGTATCCGGCAAGCGTCGTCGGCAGGGATGTCAGCGCCGAGAATGGAAGCAATCCGGTGACATCCGAAGCAAGGTTCACACTCGCACAAGTCGCGACCATGGCCGTCGAGATGCTGCGGACAAACTGATTGGTGCAGGTTCCGCCAGCGCCCGTGATGACGACAGCTGCAAAAGTTGCCGTACCCGTGAATGTCGGGGATGCGGAGAAGACGGCAACTCCTGTGCCAGTCTCATCACTCAATGACGCGAGAAGGGCCGCAGATGCAAACGACGATGTTACGTTGTTGCTCGCATCCACTCCGACGACGCGCGACGCCGTGATGCCGGCGATTTTCGCGAGCGTGGCGGCATACCCGCTTGTGGTCACGTCTCCCGTGAGTGGGCCAAAGCTGCCGGACGGAAGCGTGCCGGTCACATCCGTGGCCAGATTGATCGTCGCGCATGTGATGGCAAGGGCGGTGGAAAGCGCCTTCACGAACTGATTGGTGCAAGTCCCGCCTGCTCCGGTGATGGCAACGCCGTCCGCAATCGTCAGAACACCCGTCGAGCGCGCGACCGTAAGCGGGTTGTCGATCGCGGTGCCGCTGTCGTCAAAGCGGCGCAGAACGAAATTCGAACCTGCATTGCTGCCGCCCTCTGCTGTAGAATCCGCTCGGAGACCCCACCGCAGAAGTCCGCCAGTCTCAAAAGCGTATGTTCTGGCATTGCCCGCCGCCGTATCGACGACGAACTGCGGCAAGGTCGTGGTCGCAGAACGGATGACGCTCGTCGCGCCGGCAACTCCGACGACTGCAAGGCCGCATCCGCCCGTGCCATTTATATCTCCAGATGGAGCAGGAATCTGAGTACAGGCCGCCGTTCCACTCAGATCAGTGAAGTCGACCTGCGCCCATGCGGGTGTGCCGGAGGAGAACTGCTGGAGATACTCGTGCGTCGCAGTTGAGTTGACGGCGAGAGCCTGTATCGCGCTGGTGCTGTTGCCATAGAGAACGCCGTTAGATGCAAAGGTCGCCGCGCCCGTGCCGCCATTTCCGACGGGAAGCGTGCCGGTGACATCCGACGCAAGGTTCACACTCGCACAAGTCGCGACCATGGCCGTCGAGATGCTGCGGACAAATTGATTGGTGCAGGTGCCTCCAGCGCCCGTGATCGTGACGCCGGCGAAGATTGCTGTCCCGGTGAATGTTGGGCTGGCCGAGAAAACGGAGACTCCAGTCCCGGTCTCATCTGTCAAGGAGTTCAAGAGAACTGAGGATGCGAACGACCCTGTCGGGGCCTTTGAACCATCAACAGCGACGACGCGCGAGGCCGCGATGCCACTGATCTTCGCGAGCGTAGCAGCGTATCCGCTCGTCGTAACATCGCCAGTCAGCGGGCCGAAGCTGCCAGACGGAAGCGTCCCGGTCACATCCGATGCGAGATTGATCGTCGCGCATGTGATCGCGAGTGCCGTGGAGAGAGCTTTTACGAATTGATTGGTGCAGGTCCCGCCGGCGCCGGTGATCGTTACCCCCGACAGAGTTGGGGACGTGTCGCGCACGACCTTTCCGGTTCCTGTGTTCCCGGTGACGGTGACGCCCTGAATGGCCGCAACCGTCGTCACATAGGCCGCGGACGTGACGTCGCCGGTCAGCGGGCCGAAGGCGCCTGAGGGCAGCGTTCCCCATGTCGGATCGCCGATCGCGTTGCCGATGAGAACTTTCGACGTCGTTCCGAGATCCGTGAGGCTTTTCGCGCCCTGCTTGTTCGTGGCGACGACAAGCCCGTGCGTCGTCATGAACGTGCTTGGCGCGCTGTCGAGATTGATGGGGTAATTCCCCGCCGATCCCGCAAGCGCAACCGCGCCCGCGAGCGCGAGCACCATCGCCAGCGTAGTGCCGAGCAACCGTTTCATGGATTTTCCTGAGAAGAGAGAGGCGCTAATCTGCGGCGACGAACGGCAGGTTCGAACTGCCGATGACGATCGATACCTGGGGGAGCGGTAGCATGAACCTGCGCCCGCTCAAGGTGGACCCGCCGCCTGCCGTGATGAGAATGTTCGTGAGCTCGCTTGCTTCATCCGCATCCGTAGCGCGGGTTAGAACGAATTTGGTGCCGCCGGTTCCAACTGTCGTCACCTTGTAGAGGCCGTTTTGCGTCATATCGACCTGGCGACGCACGAGCAGACGCTGGTTGGCCGTCAGCGTCACACCATCCTGCGCGGAGAGTGCGCCGTTGGCCGAGCCTGTGAGGGTCGCTCCGACGCCGTTCGTCCCATTCGCATAGACGCAGGATGGGAGCGCAGCGGTCGTGACTGCATCCACGTTTCCGCCAGATGCAGCAACAAGAGATGCCGCCGCTGTCGGTACGAGCGTGGAAAGCCCTGCCGCGATTAAGTCCGCCTGATCTGCGGCAGACCCATTCGTGATGTAGACGACGCAGTTGTTGTCCGAAACATAGACGTTCGTGCTGCTGCAAACATAGGATTTGCTTGCAGCGGGGGCGAGCATCAGGATCGTCATAGCGCAGACCTATTCATTTGCATCCCATTCGCTGTCGTCTTTGTTCCAGACCATCGGGATCGTGCGACCGCCGATTGCGACGATCTCGTCCAAAGTTACCGCGGCAGCATTGTCCTTGAGCGTGAGCGTGTGAGTTCCGGCATTGTCGCTCTTGTACTTCACGACGATCTTCTGGCCGTTGGTCGGGTTTGGCGGGGCCAGGATCACCATGTCCGCGCCGCTGGTGTTCTTCACCGTCAGCGTGCGATCGCGGTTTTTCATCGTGTAGGGACTGGTGACCGTCACGCCATCAATGGTGATGGTCCTGCGGCCAGGCCCCTGCGGTGCACTGCCAAAACCTCTTCCCGTGGTCGTGTAGGTGAAGGGGTCGAGCGTCGAGATGTCCTGAATCGCATTGCCGAACTTGTTGAAGCTCGGGAATTTGAAATACAGCGTCGCCGCAATGTACTGCGGCGGGAGATTGTAGATGAACACCGTGTTGAGCGGACTGTTGTCGTTCGGTATGTCGAACCGCGTGAAGTTCGTCCCGATGGCGTGAGACGAAATCGTGGACCCATAAGCCCCGCGGCGCAGATAGGTCAGGTCGTAGAGGTACGTTCCCGTCAGCGAGACGCTGCCATAGGCAATCAATTCCGGATCGTTCGGAATGAGACCCGGAGTGCTGATATCGCCAAGCAGCGCCAGCGTGCGGAGCTTGTCGGCGTCATCGTGCGTTGCCGTCGTATCGAGAACGGAAACGCTTGTCGTCGTGTCGATCGACAGCGTGTTCAATGTATCCGGATCGGCATGAGACGCGAGTGTGCCCGTGAGTCCGCCCTGCCACGCCGGGGCAGCAATAATGCCGATTGCGGAGTAGTTCGTACCGCCGTCGAAGCTGCACATGATCGTGGCGCCGCCCCATTCCTCGCCGCCCGAAAGCGCGAGCCAGAGCTGTGGGACACCGTTCGTCAGATCCGCCGTCGGCTCCAGGATCATCGGGAAGTTGACGTTTCCCGGATCGGCAAGCAGATCGACCGAAAAGCCGTCATTGCCATTCTCAGTCGTGGCCGAGACCGAGCCGACGCCGAGAATGAAATCCTCCGCCGTCACCGCCCAGTTGTCGTTCTCGTCCTCGTCCATCGAGACGATGCGGACAGTCTTTGCGGACGGAATGCCTGAGTTCGCATCGAGGATGGAGCAGAGATCGCCGGGCTCAAGCAGCGACTTCTCGTAGCCGAGTGTGAACGCATATTTGTTTCGGACGTAGGCCGCGCGCTGGCCGACCAGCATCTTGACGATGTTCGCAACGGCGAGTTCGCAGATATCGTGGGCGCTCTGCACGTTGGCATCGACGCGCCCGAACTGATCGACAAGCGCCTGGTCCTGCCATTCGACGTTCGCGATGTTGTAGCTGTTGTCCCGGTCCAGCACTTCAAGCTTAACGTGGTTCGGAAGGTCTGATGGGTCCGCCTGATCGACGGTGATCGGAACCGCGCCAGGATCACAGATGAAATCCGCACTCGTCAGCGCATATTGGATTGTCAGGTTCGGCGTGTAGGTGACGCTGTTCGCCGTGATCGCCACGTCGCCGAGCGGGACGAACTTGGTCGTCCCCTCCGACCAGAATACCCAGGTGTTCGAGAGCGCCGCCCAACCGTTGATGACGTCGGAAATCGACTGGCTCGACTGATTGATCGCTGGCGAGAAGAACAGCCCCTGCGCCTGGCAATAGGTCTTGTAGAAGGCCAGCGACGTTGAATCGAGCGTGAGCGGGCCGAGCGAATACTGCGTGTTGGTGACGAGATCAGAGATCGCATCGGCATAGTTGATATCGACCGTTCCCGGCATCGTTCCGGAGAGCTTGCCGACGATCTCGAATTCATGGTTCGGAAGCGCCGCCGACTGGCCGAGGTCATAGGCTTCAGCCGCCAGATACGCCGTCGAGGAATAAGCCAGCGCCTCCGACGGATGGTTCATCGACAGGTAGGACCATACCGACTGGCCTGCCGAGCCGGTGAAGAGTGTCAGGCCGAGCTTGGAAAGCGTCGTAAGCTGGCCGTTCGCCCAAACCTGATCGATGCTACCGATCTGCCCTTCGCAGAGCGCAATGATGCCGGCCGTCTTGTAATCGTAGGTCTGCCCGCCCTTGCCCTTCCCAGCGCCGCCGAGGCCCTTGCCGCCCTTGCCGCCCTTGATGGCCGTCTTGGTGAAATCGCCCGCCCAGATGATATTTCCGGACTGCTTGGACTTGCCGTAGATGATCGAGATCGGAACGCCCTGCGTGGACGTCTGGATCTGAATTCCGGTGAAGGCTTTCGGCGTGTTGGATGCCGAGCCGCCCTTGAGCGAGCCTGGCAGCAAGCCGGTGATCGCGCTCATCATGACGCTGCGGCCCTCTTCGCCCACACGTCAAAAATCTTCTGCGGCCTTGGCGTGTTGGCCCTGTCCGTCATGAACATCAGGTCGCTTTGATGAAGCGGCGAGACGATCACCCAGCCGCGCCGCCACGATGCATGAACGAGGTTCAGATCCCCAGTGATGATGCCGCAATGGCTGAAGCAGCGGCCCTCGCGATAGAGGATCACGTTCCCCCGCTTGACCTCACCCGTATCGACGGCAAATCGCATCACGCCGTTCAGCAGCCGCTCTTCACTGCGATGCAGATGCCAGCGTGGCGGATATTTCTCGACCTTCGGGTCTTCGATGATCCCTGTGTTCAGAAATGCGGCGATGACGAGATTGATGCAATCGCACCCGGCGCCCTTGATGCGCGCGTTGTCGCGAAACGGCGTGCCGGTCCATGTCAGCGCTTCCGCAATGACTGCGGCCCTGCCCTCGTCCTCCGTCATGCCGCCTAAATGGCCATTGTTGGGGGAGGTATGTATGGAAAACCCCGATAGTGCTGAATGTTCGACAGCGCGGTGCATCGCGTCACACTCTTGTCGCAGCCCTGGACCGCATCGAACGTGTCGCCTGTGTTCACTGTGCCGTCGAAGGGATAGGAGATCAGGCACCCGGTTGCATCGGCGCTGCGGATCATGCGTTGCTGACCCTGTGCCGCGCCGCTCGTCATCTTGATTTTGCCGAGTGTGTAGTTCGTCGGACTGGCGGGCGTTGAATTCCAGTTGATGAATGTCGAGGTCGAACCGGAGCCGACCGACTTCGAGACGGTGAACGATGCTTCGAGAAGCGTGCAGCCCGCGTCGCAGAAGGTGTGCAGGCAGTTCGTCTGATAGAGGTTCTTCGGGCATTGCTGATTGAGCAGGATATTCCCGCCGCGCACCGTGATCGTCACGATGTCGCCGGCGATCCTCGCGGGTCCCTTTTTCCCGAGGAACATCAGGACAGGACCGAGCGACGTATCGCCCGCCGTCGGCATCAGAAAGCGGTCGAGCCGAAACGACGCGCCATCGAACACGCCGTTCATCACCTGTTGGCGAAATGGAAGGCCGCGATAGAGGAAGGATTGCGCGGCCCTGAAGTCCAGATCCATTTCCGGGATTTCAAGCGTGTTGCGCACGCCGATCTTGCTGCGCGAGACAAGCGCCGAACCTGCAGTCCACGTTGTTCCGGAATAGGTGATGTTCCGGTCGAACGTCGTCCAGAAATCTTGCGAGCCATCGAGCAACGTGCAGGTGACCGCATCAGCCTTGAAGCAAGGCGTTCGTGCCGCAAGCAGAGCGATCAGTCCCCCGGACGCAGAGCGCATTCTAGAGGCTTTCCGCGCGCAACGTGCAGAGCGTTACCTTTTGCATTTCGAAGAGGTTCTGCGCGAACTTCATGTATTCGAGAGGGGATTCCGCGAAACGCGCATAATGGTGAAAGCCGTAGTCCGCGTGGAGCGTGTGCGTGGCGGCCGGCGCGGAGTTGAAGACCAGTTGCTGTTTGCCAGGCGTCGCAGTGCTCAGCGTGTAGCCGTAGGTCGCATCACCGGGCGCAACGGCCGTCACCGAACTGTCGATGTAGAGCGCGAATGGCACTTCGACCTGATAGAGAAGGCCGATGTGCTCCGTCCCCTGAAGGGCTGAATTCGACGGCGGCCCATAGGTGCGCACGAGATCGAACGCGGCTGTCGAGCCGTCCGTCGATCCTAGGGACTGGCGAAACACGCGGTTTCGCCTCGGGTGGTAATATTTGAACCCGGTTGTCGTGCCGGCGCATTTTCCGAACAAGCCTTCGATCTGCGAAAGCTCATCGAACGCCCTGTCACCCCAAAAGCCCTCCCGCAGGCCATTGTAGGCGAGGTCGAATTCCCAAAGCGGTTCCGACCAATAGGACAGCCGCCCTTCCGACCCTGATGCGTGAGGCTGGATCACGCCGGAGAACTTCATCCGCGTGGTGACTTCGACGGAAAGCAGCGGAAGATTGCGCGGATATTCGAGCATCGCGCGAACTACCTTCCATTAACAGGAACGCCGAGCCTGCGCGCCTTCTTCAGCGCCGCCACGAGCTGCCCCGGCATCTTGTCGATCAGTGCCCTTGTTTCAGCATTGACGTTGCCGTGGATGACGGGCGCGAAGTGGACGCTGATCCCCCCGCCGCCTTTGCCGCCCGCAAAATATTCGCGCATGGGCGAGGCGATGCTGGCCGGAAGCACCATTTCATTGCGGTGCAATTCTGTGATTTGGCCGTCGAACGGCACGTTGTATTGCCCGCCCGCAGCCGACGCCAGCGCCGTCATGGACATAACCGCGGCATAGGCCGCAGCAGCCGCGCCTGGCGCCAGTTCGGGGCCAACAATGGGGATGGCCGCAGTGGACGCGAACGCCGCCGCTGCGGCCTCCGCAGCCGAAGCCATGATCGCGGCATCGGCCGTCGTCGTCGCCGATGCCTTGCCGAGGATCTCGGTCATCACCCAATTCTCGATCTGATCTTCGAGAATTTTCTCGCCCATCTGCAGGAACGAATCCGCAATCCCGATCGCGAGATTGCTCATGAACTGGCCGAAGGTGTCGCCCTGGAACATCACGCCGTGAATGGCCGAATTCACCGAGCCGAAGATGCTCTGCGAGAGCTGGTGCCACTTCTCCATCTGCTCGGTCACGAGCGCGTCATTGGCCTTCTGGACGCTCTTGTCGAACTGCTGGACGATGGCCTGACGCTGTTTCATCGCCTGTGCGTAGGCGTCCGTGCCCTTCACAAGACCGGCATGTTCCGCGTCGAAGCGGCGCAGGATTTCAGCCTCAATTGCCTTGGTGAGCGCGACTTCGAGATCGTGTTCCTTCTGCTCGGTGATCTGGTGGTTCTTCAGTTCGTTCGAGAACGCCTCTTTCGCAGCCTCGAGGCGTGCGTCTTCTTCGCTGATGAAGTCCTGCAGATCGGTTAGTGCGATCTGGCGCTTCTTCTGTTGCGCCTGCTGTTCGATCTGCGTCAGACGGTTGGCGTGCTCTTGCGCCAGGACGGCCTCGTTCGCCATATCCTGCTTGAAGATGTTGGCGTTGGACCTGTCGATCGCTTCCTTCTTCTTCAGCCCATCCAGTTCGATGGCATAGCGGTCGTTCTCGAGTTTCTTCGCCTGCGCAGTGAACTCGTCGAGCGAGCGCTGACCCATGTCGTAAAGGAATTGGTTGGTCGCCTGCTCGCCTTCGATCCGCTTCAGGTTCGATTGCGCGTAAATCTGGACGAGCTGGTCAGCGCCCTTGCGCGCCTTGTCCGCACCATGGTCCTTGTCGAGATCGTCGAGCTGCTTCTTGAGGTCAGCCACAGCCTGCGCAGAAGTCTTGACCCCGGCCGTGTCGCCCTGTGCCTGCGCCTCATTGAGCGTCTTCTGCGCCTTGGCGATGTCTTCGGTGAGCTTCTGGCGCTGCGCCATCTTGGCGTCGAGATCGATCAGGCGCGCGACGTCGGCCTGCTCCGTGACCTGCTCGGGAGTTCGGGAGAATTGAGCGCCGGGGCTGGAGCCACCGAAATTGCCGCTGCTGCCCGACCAATCTTGCGACGGTTTGTGGCCCAACGGCAAATTCACCGCAGCCGGGTCTTCCTGCATGAACTCAAGGATATCCGCCAGCGCGCCGCTAAGAGCGACCGCCGCAGGGGTCCACTGAGTTTTCATGCGATCGAAGAATTCGGTAAATTTCCCTTCCGTCTCTTCGGCCGCTTTTGTGACGGTCGGATCCAGTATGACCCCGAGATCGGAAAGTTGTTTTTTTAGATCGCCGGTTCCCCTCGCCCACTGCTCAAGGACGGGGTTCAGTTCTTCGCCGGACTTGCCGAACAGCTCGGTTTCGAGACGCGCCTTCTCGGCCTCGTTCTGCAGGTCCAACAACGCCCTGGCGACGGCGGGGATGGCCTCCTCGGCCGGCAGGCTTGCGTCGACGCCAAGCTCGCGGAACGCCTTGCTCTGCGCGTTGGTGCCTTCCAGCGCCGCGCCCTGGACCGCGTTGAACTTGCGCAGCGCCATCTCGACCAGGCCGGTGTCGACCTGTGCGAGCCGGGCAGACTCCGAAAACGCCTGATAGGCCGTCGACGCCATGCTGAGGACTTGTGCCTCATGCTCAATATGAGCGGCGGCTTCGAGGTTAGCTTCGCCAAACCGGATGACGCTCTCGACGGACAGAAACCCGACGAGCGGGCCCAGCACGCTTTCGAGAGCCCCGATGGCGCCACCGAATTCATGCGCGCCGCCGCTGGCGGTCTTCATTTCCTTTGTGAGGCCAGTGACGTTGTTCTTCGCCGCAAGCATCGCTTCCGATGCCTTCGCCATGTCGGCCTTCAGCCCGTCACTCAGGCCGTTCTTCTGCGCCTCCTTGGCGAGATCGTTCAGGGCCTTTTGTGTCTGTGCGAACTGTGCCTTGGCGATGGCAAGTTGCGCCTGAAGCTGCGTCGTCTCGGCTGTGATCTTGATCTCGATATTCGACATCGATCACCTACGGCCAATATTCTTCGAGATCGGAATGCGGATCGCCGTCTTCAATCGCTTCCGGCTCTTCATCGTCGAACCGCGGGCGCTTGTACTGGAAATAGCTCGCCGCGAATTCTTCGATGGGTGGACGGATCGCGAGTTCTTCGTTGTGGGCTTCAAGAACGCGAAGCGTCAGGTGTTCCCACCAGTATTCCCGGTTTGATCCGAAGTAGCGGCAGGCTCGGGCGATGAGCCGTTCCCAGTTGGGCTGCCTGCCGCTGTCGCTTCCCCCGGCGTGGCATCCTGCTTTTTCGAAGCCGAGCGCCCGTACATGCCGGACTGCTTGCGCACCACGAAAAACGCCATGATGGCTTCACCAGGCGTCATGGGCACTTCGTCGAATTCCTCGCGCGCGATCGCATGCGCGCGCGTCAGCCCGACATAGACCACATCGAAAAGCTGCGCGACCTCGGCCTCGGAAAGAGAAAAAGCGCGATCACCGAATTCGGCGCCGCGCTCTTGATCCGCAAGCGCCTTAGTCAGCGCCGGGATTGCAGTCCACACCCTGGTGAGCCACTTCGGCCCAAGTTCGGGGACCGGATATTGCTTGCCGTTCCATTCGATTGTTGGAATTTCCGGATCGAGCTTTGCGGGCTCTATCATGCGCGGTTCACCCTGTGGCTCATCTCCCCGATGACGGACGGGTGATCGAGCTTTTGCGATTTGATCGGCTTGTAGATGAAGATGTCGGACCCCAGCGTCTGGTTGCCGAGTTTGGTCAGCGTGACGAGCATGGACTTCCCATGCACGAGGATGTCGGCGTGGCTGTCCGCTGGAATGATCGGCGCGACGAAGGGTGACGTCTTCGAGCCGCCATTCACCGTCATCGCGTAGCGGTATTCCATGATCTTGCGCAGAACGAACTTGAGGTCGTTTGTGACCTCGAGCTCCGACATCTTGAACACCGCCATGACGCTCGTAAGAGGAACGCCATTGGCGATGTTCGAGAAGACAAGCCTGCGCCGCTCGCCGGTTTTTTCAACCTCGGTCAAGGTCTACGTCGGATATGCGAAGTAGGCGTTGCCCAGGACGCCGGAGTTGTCGCAACCGGCCATGAAGCCGAGTGTCGGCTTTCCGAAGTCTCCGGTCTTGGTGGAGATTTCATGATCGGTCGCGAGACACCAGTTGAGGGTGATGATGTCCTGCTCTTCGACGCCGGACCAGTCCTGCCACGGCAAGACGATGTTCGATGTGAACCCGCCGACATTGCCCTGCTTGACGTTTGTGAGAGAGACCGTCTCGCCGGTTCCGGAATCGGAATAGATGTAGGAAATCTTCACACCCGCGCCATGATCCGTCGCGGAGAACGTGTAGACTCCGGCCGATACGGAATATTCCCCGACCGCCGGGCCGCTCGCAACACGCGCCATGCGATTTCCGGTCGTCGTGTTCAGGACGCCGAGATCGGCAACATAGTTTGCAGAATTCGTGACGGTGACGGTATAGGTCGAAGTGCCTGGAATTGTGCCGACCTCGTTGTCCGCTTCCTTGTTTCTTCCGACAGCAGTCGAGCCATTGAACAGAAGCTCCGCCATGAGGCGCGCGTTGGTCGTGCCCATCGTCACCTTGCCGGACACATCCATCTCTCCCGAGGCAATCGCCGCGGGAAGCTGATCTTCGCCCGATAGCGATTTGACACCGCGCTTGAACGTGAGGCTCACGTCCTGCGGAATGCCCATGCGGATCGGCGTGGGCACGGCAGCGGAGTTCAGCGCGCCGAACACGCGCCCTGCTCCGAACAGTTTCTTGGATGTCGCAGGCGTCGTCATGGCGTGTTACTCCTGAGAAGTTGGTTGTGCGTCAGACTCGGCGAGTGCCTTATCCACGATTGTCTTCGGCTCGGCGGGATCGCTGACGAAGCGCGACTTCAGATCATCCCGCGCGGCGTACGCCTGATTGTAGGCGTCCGTGTTACGCGCGATGGCTCCATTGGCGATCTTTTCGCGGAACCACGCGTCGATGGTCGCGCAGATGCTGTCGGCGTCATATTGGGCCATAGTCGGCTCCTGTTACGGGATTAGGATTTTCACCGGGATGATCGCAATGCTCTGGTCGCCTACATCACCCGGCGCATATTCGGTGCGCCCCTCGATGCGGCAGTAATAGGCAAGCCTGCCAATCGTGTACTCGTTGTTCTCTTCATTGTCGGGCTGAAAGCTTGCACGAACTTCGGCGACGAGAGCATTGAGAGAGATACCAGGTGCAACGGTCGGCTCGACGCTCGCCTTCTGGTAAATCCACATCTCACATTCGATGAGGGTCCGAGACAGGCCCTCTCCGCTAAAGATGTCGTCGGCCGCAATCTGCCGCAGCATCAACGCCGGCTGCTCCGGGGCGTCCGTTCCGGTCCACGACGTGACGCGCCGGCTGACCGTCTTGAACGACGTAGCCGTCGCTCCGATATGCGTCAGCAGTGCCGCAAGAATGGGCTCAAGATTGGTCCTCATGCTGTCGCCTCAATCGTCTGGTCGACAACGGTACGAAGGTCGGCCTCGATCTCCTGCTCCATTTGCTGGAACGAGCCGCGCAAGAACTTCTGCGCTGCTATGTCCATCTGCCTGGTGTGCGCACTCACAGCGACAGTCATGGGCGCGTCGAGCCTTAGTGAGAACACATGATCCAGTTTTGCTGAATGCGCCTTGACCTTCGACGTCGCGTGCGCGCCGTATTCGAGAGCACCAGCCTTGGCATAGTCGCCGGAAACAAACACGGCTCCGGTGATCTTGTTTTTGTCGTCGAAGACGGCGGAGTCTATTTCGCTCGCCAGCTTGCCCGTCTTCTTCGGAACCGCGCCGTGAACACGCGCCTCAAGCTCTTTCGTCTTTGCCGTGATGTGTTCGAGCAATTGGCCGTGAAGCTGTTGCGGAAATTTGTCGAATAGCAGCTCGACCTTACGGTCACCGCCGACGACAACACCAAAATCCTGCGCCATTAGCCGGCGAACACTTTCCGATAGCGGTCAAGGATCGGCATGATATCCGGCGGAAGTGTACTGTCCTGACCTGAAGGGCTTCCGACATACCAGCGTTGGTCGCCTGCATTCTGAGAAGATTGCGACATCAGGTTCGGATCGCGCGTGCGCTCGAACCATGCCGCCTTCATAGTCTGAATGGCCGCGTCCTGAAGCGGTGCCGGAATTTCATCCTCGGCATATCCCGCCGTATACGTCACGACGGCTTTCGTGCATTTCCATGTCGTGCGCTTGCCATCGCAGAGCCGATAGATCAGGCCCGTTCCGGCGTCGACCTCGATATCCGCATCATCGAGTGGCGCATCGTCCTCGTTCTCCGTCACCAGCACTTCGCTGACAGGATACTCGCTGAGCTGCAGAGCCCGCGGCCACTCGCACCATGCGAGCCGGAACGTCTGTGAATAGTCCTGCTCCGCGAAAGTGCGCTTGCACTCGTCGGCGATCGACACCGACAGCCTTGTGATCTTCGCTGCCAGCCATGTGTCGCTATCGGTGCCGGTGATCTTCAGTTCGGCCTTGAAATCCGAGACCGTCGTCAGGTCGAAGGCGGTCGCCGCATCGGTGACGGTGAGGATCGAATCCACGGCCTACCTCACTTTGCCATTAGCTCGAAGCAACGACGCCCAGTGCTTTAAGTCTTGTCTCTACTTCGGCGAGGCGCGTCTGAAGGTTTGCAACGGCCTTCAGGACGCTGTTGCCCTCATCCTTCGTGACAAAACCGAATGGCGATGTTTGCGTGAGGTCTTGGACCGCATAGTCGGGCGTGCCCGGCGCGGTGAAGGTGATTGTCGTGAGCTGCGCCGTCATCGCTGCCTGCGCGGCACCATCGAGAGTAAGCATTGCGCCAGTCTTGAGATTGATAGAGCCGCCGGCGTCGATATTGATCCGGTCGCCGCCCATATCGAAATTCACTTTGGACATTGCAAAATCCTCACGCGGCAGCGCCGCTCACAAGTGGATTGGGGTGGGCCGAATGGTCATATCTTTCTTCGATCTCGGCCGCGCTCGGGAGCGCGTCGCGTTCCGTGAACGAAACCGTGTGACCTTCGCTGTCGTCCCGCTTCGTGATCTTCACGTTGAGCGTGTCGTAGCCATAGAGTTTTTCAGGCCACGGAATGCACGCGTCCAGGAGCGACGAGGTGGCGGCTGTTGCAATCTGGATGCCGCGCGCCTTCGCGAAGCCAAGCCAGAACTCGACGCACGCCCTGCCCTTCTCCGCATCGTGCGCGTTCGGATATGTAAAGTCGCAACCGTAGAGGCTGATCTTCTTGACGCCGATGTGGACGGCGTATGCGACGGCATAGGCCGCAGTGTTGTTCAGGTATGCGAAGCCGAGATTGTTGATGACGTCTTCGAGCGGGAACTCGACAAGGCCTGGATAGTCCGGATGCGAGCGGCTCGTGATGATCGGGCCGGGATGCTTGCGCATCCATTTCAGCATTGTCGCGATGTTGCTTTCCGGTGCGGCGGCTGCGCGGATTTCCTGAATCCGAACATCGTCCATGTGGAAGATGCGGTCGCACTGGAAAACATCACCGAGAGAATTGATCGCCCAAACCTCGTCGCAATAAGCGGCCCTTCCGCCCATCCCCCGCGCGAGAGACATGAATTGCGCGAGAGAGGGGCCGAGGCCGAGAATTGCGACGTGGTTTGGAACAATCATTGACCGCCTACGGGTTCGGCGTGGGCGCAACCTGCGCCTTGAACAGGACGGCCGTCGCGGCGATAGGCGTTGTCGCCGTCACCGTGGGAACCATCTTGGCCTGCACGTAACGCTTCACGCCCTTGTAGCCGAGGCGCTTGCTGACGTTCTTGCTGACGCCGGACGTGCGTGTCGCGGCGGCGGCAAGGCTTGCCAATACCTCGGTGCCGATCAGGTCCGCATCGGCAATCGAGGTCATGGTGCCGGTGACGTCGCCTTCCAGAACCGTGACGGTGATGGTCGCGTTCGTTGCGGTGACGGTGCCGTAGTCGAAGATGAACTCGACGCCGCCATAGCCCTGACGGTCTACGATGGTGCCGGTCTTTCCGGTGCCGGTCGTGCCCGCCGCAACAGGCGAGATGCTACGAACCGGACGGATATTGCTTTGAAGTTCGGACATTTTCAGGCCCTCCTACGAGCCAAAGAATTAAGATTGGGGATGGAGAGCAGCCGGATTTTAACCCGGCTGCGTTGCCATGCTCGCGCTTACGACGAGAACTGAATGAACTTCAGCGCCTCGAACTGCACGACCTGACCGCCCGTGCGCCGCGTCGTGTAGAAGCGGACATACGGCTTGTTGGTGTAGGGGTCGCGCAGAATGCGGAAACCCTGACGGTCCACGATCTGATAGGCGGTCGCAAAGTCGCCGAGCGCCATGGAAAGACCATTGGCCGAAAGCGCCGGAAGGTCTTCGAACATGATGATCGGATAACCGAGCAGACGATCCGGCTGGCCGGCCTGCAATCCCGGTTGCCACATATAGGCGTTGGTCGTGGCTTCCTTCAGCTTGCGTACCTTCGCGATGACTTCGCGCTTGGTGGCCCAGCGGGCGTTCGGGAGATAGCCCTGCTTGAACTTGCCGATCAGGTCGAAAAGAATGTCCGCCGGACTGGAAGAGGCAAAGTCGCCGTTCGCAGTCGTCTTGATCATTTCGAGCTGACCCCAAGTGCGGGTCGCATCGCCAGTCGCAACCGTGGTGTAGGTCGTGATGCCGCGGGGCTGGCCAACGCCCGTGCCTGTAACGAACGCCGTGTTCTCCACGCGCGTCAGCTTGTCGGCAACCTTGCCGGCGAGCCACGATTCCACGTCGATGTTGGCGTCATCCAGAAGCTGTTGGGTGGCTTCCGGCATGGCGAACAGTTCGTTCACCGGGATCTTGTACTTGCCGAGCTGCGGCGCAGCCGTGGCAGCACGAGTGCCGGTTTCCGAAACCCATCCGCCAGAAGTCGCCTCGTCGGTATCGTAGATGCCTTCGAGTTCATTCGTGCCGATGGTGATCTGCGCCGCAACCTGACGCATGGGCGAGGTATCGAACAGGCGCGTGACGATCTTGCCGGACATATCGGGGGTAACGAGGTAGCCGCCCTCGTTGTCCGAACCGGCCGTCATGGCCTTGATCTCGTCCTGTGTCATGGCGCGATCACCACGGCGCAGGAACGATTTGAAGCCGTCGCTGTAGGCCTTCATCTCGTCGAAGGTCGCGTCGGCCGGCGTCGCGCGCTGCATCGACGCGGCATGCGACTTGAGCGAAGCGTTGAACTGGGCGAGGCGCTTGGTTTCTGCTTCCGAGTTCTGGCCGCCGTTGAGATTCATGCGGTTGAACTTGGCTTCGAGTTCGTCGGTGCGAGCCTTGGCTTCCTTCGCCGACTTTTCGGCCGCTTCCTTGGCGGCGGACAGTGTGTCCATGCCGTCGTTCAGCTTCTTCAGCTTCTCTTCGGTCACCGCATCCGCGGCGCCCATCTTCTTGACCTGGGTCTCGAGCTCGGCGTGCGCCGACTTGAATTCCTCCCAAGTCTTTGCCTGCTCGTCGAGCACAGTCTTGATTTCCGCGTCCATGGCGGTTTGTCCTTTCAGGAATGGAAATGGTTGGGGTTACGCAGCTCGCAGCGCGCGAAAGCGCTTCACGAGGTCTGCTGCTTCGCCGTCCACGTCCTCATCCCGAGGATCCGCATTGGCCTTGAAGCCGCCAGCAGCAATGCTCTTGGCGGCAGCATGCGAGAAACCTCCTACGTCCCGTAGGAAGTCCTCGAATTCACGAATTGTCTTAGCGCTCTTGATCGACGTGATGCGCGCATTTGCGTCGGCAGGATCATCGACAATGGAAACCTCGAACAGGTTCACATCCTTGAGAATCCGGCGCGGCATGCCAACTTTGTTCGGGTAGTCGGCCTTGATCGCCTTGAAGCCGATCGACAGCCCGCGCATCGCGCCCTCCGCGACGAGGGCCTTGTTGTATTTGCCCGTCTCCGTGTCGAGCCCGACAAGCCGGCCGGCGACGTTGAGGCCCTTGCTATCTTCCGACATGACGTTCCACACGCCAACGGGGCGCGGGTCGGCGCCAAGCATGCGGCCATGCTGCATGTACATCGGCGGAACGCGGCCCTTGGCCTTCGCTTCCGCAAGGGTACGCGTGAATGCACCGGGCGCAACTTGATCGTCATAACTATCGCGACCGCCAAACACGGACGCATAGCCTTCGAACTCGCCCTTCGCTTCGTTCGCGAATTTGAACTCGGCCGCGCAATTGAGATGGTCCATGGTTACGCTCCTGGCTCCGGCGTGGCGTCTGGCGCTTTCGGCGGAACGATAACGGCTTGCGGGAATTCATCGCCGCCGTCGACGGGGTTCATCTCTTCAAGGCCGCGCACTTCGTTCTTGACCATCCATGCCGTCTCGGGACGCGCGCCGCCCAATGCTTTTTCGTAGAATGCCGCCCTGCTCGCATTGTCACCGCGCAACAGCGCCGTGACGTTGTGCTTGGCGTAGAGGTCAGTTCCACCCAGCAAATTCACATCAATCGATTGCTCGATGCGCTCGAACCAAGGCCCAAGCGTATGAACGACATGGGCGATGAAGAACTGCTCAGCGCTTGCGAATGTCGGCGATGTGTTTCCGTTGTGCCCGACCATCTGCGGGAAGACGCGCGCACCGCGGCAAATCTCTTCGACCTGAAACTGCCTCTGCTCCAGAGACTGCGCATCCTTGCCCGTCATGGATGTACTCATCCATTTCGCGGCGCGATCCAGAACCATCGGCTTGCCGGAATTCAGGTTGCCTGCGTATTGCTGCTCCAGCCAAGTCATCATCTGGGTGTGTTGCTTCGCGTCGAGCTTTCCCTCAACCGAATACGCACCGCTCGGCTGAACCCCGTTCTTCTGTAGCGACGCCTGAGAGCCTTCGAGCGCGACAGCAAGCCCAATCGCCTCGCGCGCCATCTTCACAGCGTCGAGACCATACCACGAATTCCAAGACGGCCCGCGAAGATGCCAGATCAGATTCTGCGGAACGTCGGTCAGGGTTTGACCGTTGTCCATCGTGATCGTGTAGGTGAGCGACATATCCGGATGTCGCCGAACGAACACGCGGTTCGGCTCGATCGGGATAAGCTCTTTGAGTTCGCCCCCGACGAAGTTCTTGTAGGCGTATGCGTTGAAGCACATTACCAAATGGAACATCAGCGTTTCGCGAAACTCGAAACTCGTCTGCCAGGGGTTCGGCCTGCGATAGAGGATATCGTAGATCGGATTGTCCGTTGCCGGATCGGCGCCCTTCCCACCCGCGCGCGGCATGAACACTTTGAGCGGTACCTGGCTCACACCTTCCGCAAGCACACGCGCCACCGCAAGAACGGTCGTAACGCTGAGAGCCGTGCTCCAATTGACTGAAACGCCGGACTTGCTCGGTTGTGCGCGCAGGAATTCCGGAAAATCCTCAAGCGTCAATGCGCCGGATTTGACCGCTACCCAGCGGATGAAGTCGGAGAACGCTGCCATTCAAGCCGCTCTCCCCACATCCGATTCCCAGAACGATCTGCCCTGGGCTTCTGGATTCATGGCCATCAGCGCCGCGGCATCGAACAGCGCCATCAGCGGATCGATCTTTCCGTAGCCGGAGGCGTCGCGAACGATGCGCATGCCAGTCGGCGTCGGCTGCACGATCGCGTTGCCCGCGCACCATGCCATAAGTTCTTGTCCGGCATGCTTGAACGAACCGTCGGCGAGCTTTCGCTCGATGCTCTTGAACGAGCCCATCAGGCCGAACCCCTGACGCACTCCGACGAGATTCTCCGCCTCTTCGCTCACGCCGATACCGCCAAGCGCATCGACGATGATGCCGAGGCCGGCGGTATCGACGCCGACCTTGTCGAGAAGGCCGGAGAGCATCACCTGCTCCACGATCTCGACCAGCTTCGAGACATCGTCCGGCAGCTCGGCGACGTAGATCAGATCGCCCTGGTCTTTGAACCCGTCATAGACCGAGCGGTTCGCCTTGCGGCGCTCCAGCCCTTCCGGCGAGATGAATGCCCGGCACCACCCCAGCCAGCGCTTCGTCTCACGCTCGCGGCCGATGACACCAAGGCCGAGCAGATCGTCCAGTCCGCCGCCGTCGATCCCGATATCGACCACTTCGCAACGATCGAGCAGGCTCTCCAGGGTCAGCGAACGGTCAATCCCGCGATGCCAGAGCGGCGCGCCGGCCCAGCCATCCGATCGCAGCGAAATTCCGATCTCGATATTCAGATGCTGGCTGGCCCAGCGGCGGATCTCAGCATCGCCCTTAAGCAGCGCTTTGCCGAACTCGCGCTCGAGGACCGGGATTGTGACCGAGCGGTTCAGGTTCGGCGTCACCATCGGCCACAGCGAGGAATCGTACCAGGCCGGTTTCTCGCCCTGAGACGCTGGCTTCGCGATCTCCGGCGGAAATTCGTAGAGGACGCTGAGCGTGTCGCCCGTCGTCTTGCCGTCGCGGATGTCGCGGGCCTTCTTGAGCTCCACTTCCATGGCGCCGACAGGCGGCTCGTCGGACTGCGTGGTGATGATCGCGAAGAAAGCTTCCGGGTTCGATATCAGCCCACCGCGGAGCTGTCCCAGCACGCGCATGGCGTTGCGGTTTTTGGCGATGATGTGCAGCTCGTCGACCAGGACGCCGACCGGCTTCACGCCTGTGGCGACATCCATATCGAAGGTCTTGATCGCCAGGCTCGCATCGGTCTTGCGGTGCTCGATCGTCTTCAGGTGATCGCGCGAATGCAGAACCTTCTTGAGATAGCCCTCCTGGCCATTCTCCTGGCGCTGCCATTGGTCGTCGGCGTCGATCATGCCGACGGCAGCACCGTAGGCGATCTCCGAAATGTCGTGCGTCGGGCCGGTGAACAGGAACTCGCCGTTCGGGCGTCGGTTCATCAGCAGCGCCGTCAGCATCATGCCGGCGCCATAGGTCGTCTTCGAACTCTTCTTCGGTGCGAGCAGGAACAGCTCGCTGATCACTCGCGCCTTCGTCTCGGGATCGATCGCGCCTAGAAAGGCGCCGACGATCTCCTTGAACCAGTCGCCGCATGCAGTTTCGAACGAGGGTCTACCGACAACGTCGGGAAGGCGCAGGCGCTCGAACATCTTGACGGCGCGGCGCTGCTCGTCGGGGTTCACGTCGACCGGCGGCACCAGCGAGAGCCCGCTACGGATCCTGTCCTGCCAGTCCGGCACGGCGAGATTGATCATGCGGCCCTAGTTCGGTTTTGCGTCGGAGGGCACCAGGTCTTCCCAACCGGTTCCGCGCTCGGCGCTCTGCGCCGCGATCGCCGCGACCTCCTTCTTGCCCTTCAGGCCCGCGGCTGCCGGTTGATCAGGTCCGCCTGACGGCTCCTGGCCGTTGAAGAGCAGGTAGACCTTCGCGGCGGCGACGTTGCCGCCCTTCCCCGCGTAGAACATCGCGGCGAGGATGTCGGACTTGCACTTGATCGGGCCCTTCTCGAGCTCCTCGGCGAAATGCTCCTGCAGCACTTCCACGGGAAGCCCGAGCTTGCGGGCGATCTCCGGATGCGACAGCTGCGCGCCGGCGAGGATCAGCGCCATCTCGCGCTGCTCGTCCGTCGGGCGGAAGACGCTCGTGCGCGGCCGCGCGGTTTCTAGCGCGGTAATTACCGTTTCGACCGGGATCAATCCCAGTTCCTGCGCGAAGTGCTTGCGAAAAGTCTTGGCCGCCAACTTCATGCGGCGCGCCATTTCCTCAATGGAAACCTTAGCTTTGACCCAGGCCTCGACTTGGGCGCGCTGCTGCTCTGACGGATCGAAAGAGGGACGGCCCATGATACCTACCCGGTAAATACCCGGCAAAAACCCCCAGGATTCTGTGGCAAAAAAAAATCTCTGCGTGAG